CGGCCCGCCCGAGCACCGCCACGACGTGATCCACCCGACCAAGGCCGACGAAGCCGAAGAGCATTTCGACGGCACGACGTCGGAATAGGATTTCAAGATAAAGGGAGTGGTAGGCGGCGACGGGTTCCCTACGCACAAATCATTATCATTGATTTTATTGGATAAATTGTCTTTCAGCGGATGAATTTCCACCAGGATTCCACCAAGGCCTTCTTTGTGAGTATCTGCCTCTCGCCAGACCGCTAAGCAATAGCCGAAAGTGGATACATCTAAGGTTGCGCCGTTATGCCAACTAGCTAGAAGCAGAGGGCAACTCGGAGGGAATCATGGTTCGTTTCACAATCGCCGCGCTCGTGGCTGCGCTCACGCTGAGCGGATGTGCTTCGATCGGAACGAACTACGACCCGGCAACCCTGGCGCAACTGACGCCGGGCATGACGGAAGCCGAAGTCGTATCTCGGATGGGCGCTCCCAACTCGCGCACCGTCATGCAGGATGGCAGCACATCGCTGATGTGGCTCCACTCCAGCGCCAATGCCTTCGGATCAGGCAGCGGCAAATCTGCCGTCATTCTGATAGACAAGGACGGACGGTTTGTGCGAGTGCTCACCACGACCGAAACGAAGCTGAACTAGGAAATAAGCTCGACACTCGGCACAGGGCCTTTACCCTGTGCCAGTTGCCGACTTGCCTTTAGTGATAGCGCGAACGAAGTCTCGCGATGCAGAGAAGAAGGAGACGTGGTCGGCTTCTGCATCACCCCCCGAAATCGTGTCAGTGAAGGCCTGTTCCCAGCCGCCGGGATATTCGATCTCGAAGCTTAGCTGACCAATCCGGTCACCCACTTCAACGATACGTTCGAAGTCGTACTGTTTCTCAAATGTCTTGCCAGGCCGGAGGCAAGATACACGTAAGACCTCTGGATTTTCTGGCTCCCACTCCCAAGTCCCGTGGGCTACTTGATGTCGATCCTGTTCAACGTTAGCGACGCGATCAAGCAAACGAAGCATCCGCGCCTTCTCAGCATCTGTAGCATGCGCACTCACAAGGTCTCTCAACACCCGGACACGTCGGCTGAACGAGACGCTTCTCGCCTCAGCGGATAACTCGACGCCCACGAACTCAGCAATGGCGACCGACATTTTATACACGCTTTGTTCAAGATAGGCCCACTGAACCATAGCTCGCCCAATCGCGGCATATTCGCGCTCGTCTAGTTCAAACTCGAACTGACATACGTCAGTATCAAGCCTCTTATTGATCCTTGGCATTCCCCTCCCCCTGACTCCCGATTTAAATCATGAATGCAACCGCCGCCGCAGCAGTTAGCTGATGGTCGTTAGGTGTACTTTTCAAACCAAGCAGGATCGGCGCGCAAAAGGCCCTCGGTATCCCTCATATTAGGGACCACCCTGTCGAGCCTTCCCGGATCATCGGTTGCCATCCCGACATGATAGCTGACCGAGGTTTGCGCGGTCGTTCCATCTGGCAACGAATAGGTGACATTCACCCCGATCAGCGCGATGCCATTTGCTTCCAGAGTCTCCCACGTCGTGAATACCAATTCCTGATCGGTGAATGAACCATCAGGCAGAACAGCGCGGTTGGTTCTCGGTCTATTTTTATCTTTATGGGGCGTGCTAAAGAACTCGTGGTCTCCAGCGTGACTCCCCCCCTTTATAATTTCCGCCTCATAACGAACATTCTGAGCGGGCGTCCGCCCTATGTTCTTGATCGTCAACAAAAGGCTGAATATGGGGCTATTATTAGTGACAACGAAGTTGGGATTGACACTGACTGTGAGCCAAGGCCGATTGGCTTGGTGAGCAGCGTCTGCACCAGCCTTGGTATGCTTGGCGGCTTCCTTAGCGTATAGGGCGGCGAAAATAGCGGCGACCATCGTGATCGCACCGACAATCAAGCCAAGGCCCGTAAACCATCCCGTGCGACGCGCCCAGACGGCCCCCTCATGGGCACTATCTGCCGCATACCATTGGGCGCAAAGATCGGACGTGCGGTCGATCTCACCTTGACGACATGGCGCGTTGAGGCGCTCAGGATCATTCGCTTTTGACGCTGGCGTGATCGAAGCGACAGCTTGTGGCGGTGGGCTGCCCTTGCCGACCGTCTCTTCAGTGTTCGACTGCGATGGAGAGGCCGCCGCCAGTCCTAACGCCAAAACAGCCCAACATATGATCAGTATCATTCGCCCCATAGATGCGAATTAAAGCCAGAACCTGAGCCGATGCAACGCTGCGTTAGTTGCTGCCACACACAGAACTTATTCTCTGGGCATCCGACCGATGTATCCCCTAGCGATACTTTTCCCTTGCGAATCGTGTATCCCCACGCGATACACAATCAACGGCAAGGGAGATCGCGACCATGGAAATCAAGTCCTTCAATCACAAGGGTCTGAAAGCCCTCCACGCCGCTGGGAAAGCCAAGAATGTGAAGGGTGTCCCCGCCGATCTGGTGAAGAAGCTACACCTTCAACTGTCGGCTATTGAGGCGGCGCCGACCGTCCACTCGCTGGCGTCCATGCCGACATGGCGTATTCACGAACTGACCCCGAAGTTCCCTGGAAAATGGAGCATGTGGGTGACTGGCAACTATCGCCTGACCTTCCGGCTGAATGGCGATGGAACGGTTGGTGAGTTGGACCTTGAGGACTACCACTAAGGGGCTTTGACAGCCCTTTTACACTCCCTTTGACGTTCGGCGTGTATCGCGATAGGATACACCAACCCAACGCTGACTTAGGCAAGCGCCATGACCAAGATGATCAACCCCGCACATCCGGGCGAACTGATCCGCGAAGAAATCCTCCCGGCCTTCGGACTCGATGTCATGAGGGCGGCTGAGGCCCTTGGCGTCGCCCGGCCCGGTTTCAACAACATGATTAACGGCCACCGCGCGCTCTCCCACGAAATGGCGCTCAAGATCGAGGCTGCTTTCGGTGTGGATGCTGAAATGCTGGTCGCGATGCAGACCAACTATGATCTCGCCCAAGCTCGCGCCCATGCGGCCGAAATCACCGCTGGCGTGAAACGACTGGAACCGATCGCCGCCTGATGTGTGGTCGGTTCGAGACGACCGGCAAGTTCTCGTGGGCGCAAATCCATGCCGCGCTCTCGACCTATGCGCCGGTTAGAAAAGGCCCTCGGTATGAGTTAGACGTCACCAAATTCGGCGTGCCGGACTCGGTCTGAACTCAACTCGACCCGTTCATGTAGCCGAGGTCTGCGCTGGTGCCGGCATGCCCACGGCCTTGCAAAACCCAACCCCCGTTTCGGTCAGTTGGACCATGTACAACCCCCCGGAGTATTCGGCTTCGGCGGTGCTCGGTTCGACGCCACCCCGGCGGTCGCGCACATCGATGTCCGTGATAACGCTATAGGTAATGGTAATCGGCTCGATCAGACCCAGACGCTGAAGGTTTCGGGCGACTTGAAGACCAATTTCTTCACCGCTCAGCGATTCCACGAGTTGGCCGAATAGCTGATCTTTCCTCACAACGGCAGGCGCGCGGGAATAGTACAATTGAAGCGCTACAGCATCGACCGAACGCAAATCGCGCAGGATCACCACCCACTGAAGGGTGTCGCTTTCCTCTTCGGTCAGCGCCTGGGTCATCAGTTCTGCCCACATCTCTTGTAGATTTGGGTCGTCCTCAAGCGCCGCCGCTTCGACGAGGTTGGTTAGCAGTCGATCAGACGGAGACTGGATCGTTGTGATCCCCAAACTATCCAATCGGGCTTGGGATCGGTGAGCCAGGACTGTCAGCCGCTCCATTTTTCGTATCCGGCTCGCGGCGCGGCCGTGTTGCAGATTGTCGGTAAATGCCCACCCGATCGCCGCATCCAGGGGCTCGGTCAATCTGCCTGAGAACCATGATAACGACCCCTCCAAAAGGCCGACGACCTGCTGTCCTAGCTTGGCCGTTTCTTGGGTAGCCTTCGCGGCTTCGACCCCCACATCGATTGGCGTGTTCAAAGCAGACCTCTGCGCTCAGCGATTTCTCGATAGCCTACCACGAGGCGAGCGACTTAATTCCGGAGATTGCAGGGGTCGAGCTTCGCGTTTCTCGACGAATGAACGGTCCTTTAGTAGGCGTAAAAACACGCCCAGTAACTAGATCAAGCTGCGGACTGCCCCCCGCCCGTCTAGGACATGACCGCGCTATCGAACCCGACGCGACGAAGTCCCATGTTCCACAATCTGCGCGCGCCAACTGGACCAGTTCGCCTAGCCCTCGTCATGTTGGCATCCTATGACGGTGAACAGAGAATCAACGATACGGGGCGGTTGTGATGGACACGACGATGCTGGACAGCGTCTTCAACGACGCGATCGTCGCCTACCCGTCTGGTTTGAGTGTTGACGACCAGTTCGAGTTCTTCTGCGCCGATAAGCTGCTGACCAATTACGACGTCAGCTACGCCGAGATCAGCGACGGAATTATTGACGGTAAAGGCGACGGGGGTGTGGACTCCGCGTACCTCTTCATTGACCGCCGTCTGGTCACTACGGATTTCGACTACAAGTCGGTCGGCGAGGAACCTGAAGTCGAACTGATCCTGATTCAGTCGAAGAATACATCATCGTTCGGCGAAGTGCCTGTCGATAAGCTGACCAGCCTCCTGAGCGCTTTTGTTTTCAATACCCCTACTGCTACGACGACCGCCGCCCTCAAGCAGGACGTGATCGACGTTTTCGCCACGTTCAAAACGGCTCTGTCGAAAGTCGGCAGCAAGTTCCCCAAGGTGATGATCCACGCCTATTACTGCGCTCGCGCAGGTACGCCGGCGACCAGCATTGTAGGGAAAGCTGACGCGCTTCAGACAGCACTAGCTGCGCGCTACCCCGCGTCCACGGTAAGCCTGATCGGCGCCGCTCGCCTGTATGAACTGGCACGCGAACAAAAGACGTTCACCAAGGCGCTGCCGGCAGCGGTCCCACCCCTTAACGTCCAAAACGCTCTCGTCGGCTTGGTCAAGCTGTCGGACTTCGCCGCATTTGTGACTGACGATCAGGGTGGCATCATCAACCGCATCTTTGAATCGAACGTCCGCGACTACCAAGGCGACATCGAGGTCAACCGTGAGATTGCAGCCTCCCTTCAGACTGGGGTCGCGACCGAGTTCTGGTGGTTGAATAACGGCGTCACCATCGTCGCCGACAAGGCTCAATACGAACACCCGAACATTACCATCCGGAACCCTCTTATCGTGAACGGCCTTCAAACTTCATTCGAAATCCATTCACAGGGTGCCAATCTGATAAACGATGCTCGCAACGTCCTGGTGAAGATCATCGAAGAGACGGACCAAACCGAGCGCGAAAAGATAATCCGAGCCACAAATCGGCAGACCGCGATCCAATCGAGTTCGTTCCGCGCTACTGACGCGATCCACGTCAAAATCGACGACTATCTAAAAGGCCAAGGCTACTTCTACGACCGACGTAAGAACTCCTACAAACGGCAAGGTAAAGCGGCCGACCGCATCATTGGGATCGACCGCCTAGCCCAAGCCGTCTTAGCGGTCCTCCTACAGCGACCGGAAGTCGCTAGGGCTCGGCCAGGCACCGCGCTGAAAAAGGAAGCCGACTACAAGGCGATCTTTAGCGAGGACGTCGATCACCCCATGCAGATGTATCACGTCGTCACGGTCCTGCTAATGCAGGTCGAAGCCCACTTCCGGTCGATCCGTAAGTCCACCGATAGGGCGCTGGTGAACAACATGAAGTTTCATGTCCTGATGGTTTTGTCCTGGACTCTGAACGGCAACTCGACGCTGCCTGGCATAAGGATCGGCCAGCTAGACCCGACGACCGTAGACGACGCTATGCTCCAGCGAGTGGCGACCTGGGTATTCAGCGAGTTCAACGATTTCGGTACGGCCGATCGCAAGGCGCGCGATCCAAAATTCACCAAACGACTCAAGGACAACTGGACCAAGGCAGCTACCGCGTACCGGAACCTGGAGCCGCCTAGATAGCGCTCGCAATAAACGGCTCGCCACTTTACCTAACAGCGATCGATATCATTGAAGGCAGCCGGGGATAATGACCGACATTCGACATCGTTTGAACGTGCGGCGTGAACAGCTAATCGAGCGAGAAGCGACAGACCACAAAACGCTGAATGCAGGCCAAGCCACCACATCACGGTTCCAAACGGCCGCTCGAAATGTGGAAGAGCTTCGCTCAATCGACGCAACCCTTGCCACGATGCAACTTGCCGACGCGCAACGCGAAGTAGCTAGTTCTCAGCGCAAAGTGGCGGAAGCGCAACAAGAGGCTAACAAGCAATCTGAACGAGAAGGCGCCGATAGAGAAGAATTTGGATATTGGACCAGACGCTTCCTTACCAATATCACTATCGCAAACAGCGCAGGATTTGCAGCGATAGTTCTTTTTATTTCTAAGCCAGACTCGCCTCTTATGGATTATGAAGCCGTAAAGAAAGCGACAATGTATTTCTTTTACGGCATGATCCTCGGTGGAGCAGTGCCAATTCTAGCCATGCTAGGGATGTTCGTGAACTCGCCAAAATCAATGACCTACTTCATAAATCGATGGCGCTGGATAAAAATCCTATATTCTATGACATCAAAGAACCTCTTAATCGGCATGTATGCTTTATTAGCAACCATCATGCTTGTATCTGGGATAAGAGTTACAATCGATACAACCACCTCCTACTACGAGAGTAGAGGATCGCTGATCGCCCCACATCCTACACCTACGAGCGATTCCAGAGCGTCACACGACAGGTAGATTAGCACCGGTTCAAGCCTCCACCTCGACCAATCCGAAGATTGACCGAGGCGTGGGCCGATACTACAGGACGACATAGACGTAATCGTCGCCACGAATGACCACCCTTACGCCAGGACCTGCAACGAACGGCATTCCGTTTAGATTGATCTTAATCAACATAGAGAATTGCCTTTCCGGGCCTAATGCCCACCACCTTTATACACGAAACCGGCGCGCCACCTCAATTTAAACTGAAGGCGAAGGTCGACTGTCTTGCACACGCCTCTTTTTCTCTTGGACGCCTCGACGCCCGCTGTATGGTGAAGCTGGAGGAAACCACTATGACCGAACACATCACGACTTTCGTCAGCCAATGGACGTTCGAGAACGTCAACGTCGAGACCTATGAGCCCAGCGAAGACCTGATCCGCAGCCTGGTCGAGAAACTAATCGACGACGCGAGCGAGGCAGGCATCAACATGGTCGCCCTGACGGAGACGGCCGGCACTCCGCGAGACATCGTCACCGAGGCCCTCTCTGATCGGATGGAGGAAGAGAAGGAACGCTGGATGGACAAGAACCCGTAAGTCCTTCCCCCTACGACAAGACCAACAAGGCCCCGGCATCGCCGGGGCCTTTTTCGTTTCAGACACCCCAAGAGCACCAAGACCTCAGCGCCAGCAGAACGAGTGACGGCGATCTCCATGTTAAGAAATGTTTTGCGCATATACTTGGCGCGATATAGTTGACAGGCAACCTCACGAGCGAAGGAACGAACTCAAATCTTGACAGTCGTTAATAAATGGCGTATAAGACAACCATCAAAGCGGCACCTACAGCCGACTGATCCCCGAACTCTCATTCAGCAAGAGCCAACACCGGCAGAGCCGGTGATCGAGATCGCATGTCTAAAACCCAAGAAGCCGTCGCGCAGGTCAATCCGGCCGATCTACAGCCCGACGCACTGATCCCTTACGCCGCCTTCGCCCACCTCATGCCGGGCACGAACCGGCGGATGGTCGAGGACAACGCCAAGGCTGGACGCTTCGTCGCCGGGGTCCGCATCACGCCGCGCAAACCCATGGTCTGGAAGGCCGGGCATATCGCCACCTGGCTGGCCGAGCGCATCGCCGGTCTGGAGGCGGCGAAATGAGGAGCCGTGTCGAGATGATGCGCGAAGCCCTGGCGGCCACGCGCGAAACCGGTGCCCAGGGATACGGCCCTCTGGCGGGCAGCTTTCTGGGCGCGTCCCAGGAGTCGATCCACGCTCGGATGAAGTGGGCGTGTGACACCATCGCCCGGCCCTACCAAGACCTCGACCCCCGACTCTTCGTCGGGTTTGATTACAAGGGCGCCGTCGGCGACCCGGCCAAGGATGGGATGCCGACCGCGCTGATCCTCGCCAATGACCGGGGCAGCCGCCGCGTGGCGATGACCTGGACCGCGCAGACGGTGGTGTTCGATCAACCCGAACGCCCGGCGATCATCGTTCCCCTGGCGGCCGGCGACGCTGGCGAGCGGCTGGGCGACGCGATGGAAAGCGTGATCACTCGCTTTTACGACCGACACCAGCCGCGATGATCCGTCAGCCTCTCCCGCCCCGCCTGATCGAAACTGTCGAAGGAGACCCGGTCGATGACTGGGTCACCCCTCGCCGGGCGCCCGAAACGCCCGACACCCTCCCGCCGGAACCGGCTGACGATGACTGACACGACCACCCAATTGACCGAAGTCCTGACCACATTGTGCGGTGGTCAGGCGGGTCCGTTCGTCCTGCGCGACCAGGATGACGAACCGCTTTACCTGTCCTCGCTGGAGCGCCTGGACGCCCTGCTGGCGGCGGAGCCCGAGCCCTATGTCGATCCGTTGTCGGATGGCCTGGTGCGTTTCGTTTACCAGGTCGAGGAGGCCGGTTTCGTCGGCGAGTGGACGAGCCTCACGCCGGCGCCTTCGGTGGTCCTGACGAAGGGTCAGTCCGAGGCGCGCTTTTACGTCCTGGACCAGCCCCAACCGTTTGAAGTGGTCGAGCCGCTTGCTGCCTTGATGGGCTGCGACTTGACCGTTGCGGCGCCCCTACCCGGTTCGAACGGCTGGGCGCCGGCGCATGATGATGCCAAGCCCTGGCTGTCCGCCGCCACTTTCTCGCTGGAAGACCTGGCGTTCCTCTTCGATGACACCCCGGCGGTGGTTGCCCCCGTCGCCGCCGCACTAGGTAAGCACCGGGACGCGACCATCCGCACCGTCTTCGATTTCCAGGACCCGCACCTGGACGAGCCGGTGGTGATCACGGGCGGCGCGAACCGGAAGTCGGTCGACTGGAAGCCCTCCGAGATGACGCGCGGGCAAGTGATCAACATCTTCTGCCGACACAATGTGGCGCCGGACAAGGACGGACCGGCTGTCGTCCTGGGCTCGATGAAGCCGGGCCGCCGCCTGAACGAAGCGGTCGAAGAGATGTGGTTCGCCGGCCTGGACTTCGATTCTGGGATCGCGGGTGACACGCTGGCCCAGGCGATCGCCGACACCGGCCTGATGGCTGTCATGGCGTCGACCCACTCGCACCTCAAGACGACCACCGTCGAGTCGATGTCGTCGATCCAGAATTGGCTGACAGAGAACGGCCGCGAGGGCGAAGAGATCACCCAAGCGGTGGTCCGTCAGCGCATGGCCGAAAAGGGTCTGGAACCCTCGATCGTCTCGTCGATGGAATTCGAGATTGTCGGTTCTGGTGAAGACCAGGACGTCGTGATCACCCACGCCCCCATCCCGAAGTGGCGGGTCATCTTCCCGCTGGCAGCGCCGTTCGTGGTCGCCGACCACGCCACCGACGAAGAGGACGGGCATGAGGTCTGGCGCCGCGTGCCGCGCGCGCTTGCGAAGCACCTGGGCGGGCTTCCGTTCGACGCGGCCTGCGTCGACGTGAACCGGCTTTGGTATCTGCCTGCGCACCCCGTTGGCGCCGAGTTCCGCGTCGACCTTTTCGGTGGCGACCTGCTGGACGTGTCGGCGGTTCTCGCCGAGGCGGTTGATCTGGCGGGCGATGATGTCGACCAGCCCCAGAAGGTCGCGGGGCGGAAGCGCTCGGGTGAAACGAATAGGGCCGCCCAAGGTCCATTCGATCGTCGCTGGGCCGTACGCCGGGCCGATGGGCTGGACATCGTTCGCTTGTTGGAAGACCGCCTGAAGGGCACGAGCAACGCGAAGAAGCTGCGCGGCTGGAGCGACGGCCGGAAGAAGCGGATCATCGAGTGTCCGTTCAACGCGGGCCACTCTAACCCGAGGGACAGGACCGACGCCGGCTGCTTCGCCAGCAACGCGGGGGACGGCAAGGGCGACGGCTTCACCATTTATTGCAGCCATGGGTCGTGCAAATCGAAGGGCCGCGATCGGCTCGACTATCTGAACAAGATGGTCGAGGACGGCTGGTTCTCGGCTGGAGACGTTGAGGCCTACGACGTGGTCCTGCGCGAAGAACCGGTGGCCGAAGAGGAAGTCGACGTGGAAACCGCGCTGGCCGAGTTCGCTGGCGCCGGGTCGACCACCGTGACGTTGAAGCAGAAGTCCTCCGCACACCCCGCGTCAGGCTACCCACAGCCCAAGGCCGCTGGGAAATTTGAACTGTCCGACGTCGACGGACGCAAGTTTTTCGCCTTCCCTCCCGACGACGAAGGCAAGGGCGGCGGCTTGGCCTACAGCCGATGGTGCTTGGTCGGTGGCGCCGTTCACCCCGATCGCGCGGGCCTGCGTGACCTGGAGATCGCCTTCGAGAACGAAGAAGGCGAGCGAGAGACTTTCCGCATCCCCGCCGACAAGGCGGCCAACAAGGCCTTTGCGATCGGCGCCATGCGCGGCCAGGGAATCGCATTTGGCAGCGCGGCCGGCGAGAGCGCGGCCCATCGCATTCTAATGATGACGCAGCCGACGAACCAGGTGATCCGTGACCGCACGGGCTGGCTGGAGGACGGAGTCTTTATGATGCCGACGGGCGCGGTGGTTGGTGCTCCCGAGGGGGCTGATGTTCGTCTTTCCGACACCGTTCGGATCAAAGCGCCGGCGACCGCCGGAACTCTGGAAGGCTGGAAGGCCGGCGCCGCTGAGGCGTGCCGAAGCAACTCCCTGAGTTTGAAGGTCGCATTGCTCGCCGGACTGGCCGGACCTGGGATCGCCTTGACGGGCCAGGGGACGCTGGTGATCAACTTCGCAGGCCGATCCAGCCAGGGTAAGACGTTCCGCCAGCAGGTTGGGGTCTCAGCGTCGGGTCCGGTGAAACCGGGCCTGGGTCAACTCCAGTCGGCCAATTCGACCCAGAACGCCATGGAAATCCCGCTGGAACGCGGGTCCGGCAGTATCACGGCCTATGACGAACTTCACCTGACGTCGGCCCGTGTCGCACAGAACCTGATCTTCATCGCGTCGGGTCAGCAGGGTCGTAACCGCGCCACCAATACCGGTGGGCAAGGCACGGTCCGATCGTGGCGCGGTGGTGTCGTGACACTTTCATCCGAAGTCGGCTTGGCCCAGCGACTTCAGCAGGAAGGCGAGCGCCTGGCGGGCGGCGCCACAGTCCGCGCGATCGAGGTCAATGCGGCCGAAGGACGCCTGGACAATGAGGCTTACGCGAAGGTCGCCACCATGCTGACCAACTACGGTCACGCCTTGCCAGTGGTCGTCACCTCGCTGCACGACCTGGGCTATGTCGATGCGCCAGAACTGTTGGCGAAGCGGGTGAGCAAAGCGGTTGCCGATCTGGGCGTGGAGCCTACCGACGCGATGGCCTATCGGTCCGCGACCGGGTTGGCCTACTTGATCGTCGCCGGTGATGTCGCCGTCGATGCCGGCTTGCTGCCTAACACGTTCGAACCGATCCAAGTCGCCCGCGAAGTGTGGGTCGCCAGCATGGCGGGCGCGATGGGCGCAGAGGACCCTGTCGACAACGCGATCGCCACGCTGGTCGAGAACCTGAACGCGAGGAAGGGGGAGGTCTATGACCCGACCGAAGGTCGTGAGCCCTTCCGTGAGATCGCCGCCGTGGTCGGGCAGCAGGACGGCGAAGACGTCTATGTCCTTCGTCACTCCCTGCTGGCTGAATGGTCGGTCGGAGCGGCGGACGTTCGGGACTTGAAACGTGCTTTGCTGGATCGAAACATCGCCATTCCCTACATCCGCGCCACGAGAGCGGCCGCCGCATGGGCTTCCCGCTCGACGTAACCCACAGTGCGATATCCGGGCTCGGCGATGTGCAGGCCGAGGTCGAGACCGCCGTATCCGGCGCAGAGTGAGAGGCCGCGCAGTTCGCGCTCAGGAAGTCGTTCGGAATGAAGAGCCACAAAGCCCGTTCCCTTTTTCGGTCGCTCCGGCGGCGATCGGTTGGGGGCTCGGGGGCCTCAGGACGTTCAGCGCTGAACAGCGCCGGCATTTGATCTCGATCCGGCCGCGCATGGCGCCGGCCTCGACCTTGAACAGCAGCGCCGCGCAAGATGCGCAGCGCACCGCCTCCAGGACGGTGGAGGAACTCGAATTACACAACTGGCGACCCGCCGATGTCGCGCCTCAATGGGCGTCGCATTCTCCGCCGGGTCTTCGGCCTGGCGCTTCGGGCGCGCTAACGCCCGGCCCTGTCGGGCGGGGCGTCTATGATCGGGGCCCCGCGCGGCCGCTACAGCGCCGCTTTGTGCGGTGCGGCCGACACAAACGGCTCAGGCGGGCGCTTGTCGCTGATGGAAGCTCACGATCTCTTCACCCATCCATTCATTGATGGCCTGAAACCGTCTCTGCAACGGCACGATCTCATTCAGGTAGAAGATCCAGTCCGCCTTCTCGACGTCGCCGAAACCGCCGGCGTTGGCCGGAATCACGCCGAGCAGCTGTGGCGGCACCCGATGCGCGGCCAGGATGTCATCGCGGGTCGTGTTCTTGATCCCCACGAACTCGTCCTTTGCCGCCGCCTCGCCGGGGTGGATCAGCTGGACGCCCTTTTCCTTCCCGTTCGGGATGTGAAGGAACAGGTTCTTGAAGTTGCCGATCCCCTTCGACTTCTCCAGCGCCTCCTCGATCGCGTCGGCATCCTCCTCGCTCAGGCCCGCTTCGTTGACATACATGATGAAGCCGGCGTGGCTGCCGTTCATGTAGTAGCGTCGACGAAACAGCACGGCGGCTTCACCCAGCATCGCCGATGACAGGGCGCTCAGGTAATCTGGAACGCCATAGATTTCCTGATCCAGGCCGGACCGCATCAGTTGAAAGACCGACCCAGGTTCAAAGGTATGGGTCAGCTTTCCGCCCTCTGCAAAGAAGAATGCGCCTTCTTCGATGCCGCGACGGGTATATTTGGCCAGCGATCGGCGCGTCGTGGCGATGCCGCCCAGACGGTTCGGCACGCGCTCGACATAGCCGTTGCCGAGAGCCAGAAAGTCCAGCGCCACCCCTTCGAAGGTCAGCGGCGACATGAGCTTGTGGGGAATGAAGTCGGCCAGCAGCTTGTTCAGCTTCACCGTGATGGCGCTGGAATGGTGCGGGCTGATGATCGACGCCCGCGACAGCGCGGCCATGGAGATAGGCGGCTCGTAGAAGAGACCGTTCCTCCAGCACTCCACGTGATTAAGGAACTCCCGCCGATTCATGATCGGCTCGGCCTCGCCTAGGCTGAAGGCGCGCGCGCGTGCGGGCTTGGCCGGCTCGGCGGCGGTGACGACATCAGTCATTGGCGAAAACCTTAACTCGCGACCGGCGAACCACGCCGATCGCTGCTTCCAGCGGCTCGTTGTCCAGGGCCTGGAACAGGGCCCAGGCTAGATCCCCGTGGCCGCTCTTCTTTGTTCGGGGGGCTTCATAGGTCAGGTGCCGGCCCGACGACGTCAGCGCGCGACGGATCGACATCAGGGCGCTGGTCATATCGACCCAGGTGATCGGGTATTCCAGTCGCTTGCGGGCCACGACGTCCAGCGCCTTGTGAACCATGCGGGTCTTCAGGACCGGGTCGTAGCGATGGCCTCGTGCCTGCGGGAACCACTGCACGACCAGCTGATAGACGGCGTCGCCGATGCCGGTCTTGTCGATGTCGATCTTCGTGACGTTGAATCGGGTCGCCAGCGCCTGGATGCGCCTAGCCTGCTTGGTGAAATCCGAGCCCTTGAATTGTTCCTTCCAGATGACCCGGAACTTGCCCTTGCCCGGCGTCTCGGGCGGCGCGACCAGCACCAGGCCGGCGTTGTCGGCATTCTCGCCGTCGCCGTTCGGGTCATAGGACAGCCAGACCTCGCCCTCATAGGGCCGACCGTATCCAAGGTGCAGCTTCGTGAAGTCGACGTCATTCCAGACGTCCCATTCCTCGACCTGGCACGGCTGCAGCGCCGCCATGGGGAACACCGACTGGGTGTCGTCCACGAACTGACACATGTAGAGGTTCGCCCAAGCAGCCGGCGACTTCCGCATGCGTAGGCTGACCAGGTCGAACAGGGTGCAGCCCTTGGCCGCGGCGTCCTCGATCGTGACGATCTGGCGCCATATTCCGTCCTCGCACAGCCGTCCGTCCTTCAGGGCCTGGTGGGTCACCTCGAACTCTCGGCGCTCGGCCTTGGGCCGGTCCGCGTTCCACGCCGCGCCGGTCCAGAACGGATAGGCCTCGTGGGTGATCGAGCTCGGCGTCGAGAAGTAGGTCAGCCGGTACTGCTTGTGCGACGCCATCCCCGAGGCGACGTCTTCAAGCGTCTTGAAGCCGTGAACCCAGAAGAATTCGTCGAAGTAGAGATCCCCGTTGTTGGACTGGGCGGTCCGGCTGTTCGTGCCCAGGAAATACAGGGTCGGCCGCGGCTTCGGCAGGCCGGTCTCGGGGTCGTCGCCCCGATCCAGCATGATCTCCTCGCCCGTCAGGTCGACCCCCACGGTCAGCTTGACGAAGTCGATGATGTATTTGCGGAAGACGTGCGCCTGGCGCTTCGACGCCGACAGGAAGATCTGATTGTTCCCCGTCTCCATGGCGTAGAGCAGGGCTTCGCGGGCGAAATAGAAGGTCGCGCCGATCTGGCGCGACTTCAGGATCATCCGGTGGCGCTGCTGGCGCTGGACGTGCCACTCGTGCTGATACCCGAACATCTCGTCCAGGTGCCGCTGCAGCAGAACCTCCAGCTGCTCCTCGGTCAGGACGTTGCGTCGCGGCTTGGCCTTCTCCTTGGCGTTCCGGTTCGCGACCTTGTCGTTCAGATGGCCGGTGTGCCCGCCTTCGCCCTCGAACTTCCGGACGCGGGCGATCGTGACCATCTGCCGGCCCAGCAGATCGATCTCCTTGAAGTCCCGGCCTTCCTTCAACCCCTTCCAGATCAGGGTGATGATGCGCGCCTCGAGCACGCCTTCGACGCGCTGCAGGGATGACGAGGCGTCCCAGCCGTCGCGGTTCTTCCAGCTGGCGATCGTGCCCTCGGGCACGTCCAGGAACTCGGCGATCGCGCTCGGCCGCCAGGCCGACCAGTAGAGGAACTTGGCGAAGCGCCGGGGATCCAGATTTTCGCTGATCGGAAAGCCGACGGCGTCGTTGCGCGCCAGGATAGCGCCGATGTCGTCGCCGCCCCCGTCGGCCGGTCCTTCCTGCTTTTTCGGGCGCTGCCTCATGGGGGCGGACGCTACCCGCGGGCCGTGCTCCGGCTGGACGCCGCCCTGTTGTTGCGGCCGCACGGCACAAACGCATCGCCTTGAGGACGAACGCGATCAGGGGGCGATCTGACGGCTCTCAGCGCCGGCCTGTTCGCCGGCCGTCGATCAGACCGCCACCGAGGCCCGAATGTCCAAGACCAAGTTCTTCCGCGTCGCTGTTGAAGGCCAGACCGCGACCGATGGTCGGACGATCACCCGCGAGATGCTCACGGACATCGTCAGCACCTTCAACACCGACACCTACGGCGTGCGGATCAACATGGAGCACCTGCGCGGCTTCTCCGACAAGCCGCCGTTCAACGCTCTGGGCGACGTCCTGGCCGTGAAGGTTCAGGAAGACACCCTTCAGATCGACAACAAGCCGGAGAAGCGCCTGGCGCTCTACGCTCAACTGGACCCGACCGACGACCTGGTCGAAATGAACCGCCGGCGTCAGAAGGTCTTCACCTCCATCGAGCCCCAGCCGAACTTCGGCGGCACCGGGAAATACGGCCTGGTCGGCTTGGCCGTCACCGACAGCCCCGCCTCCCTCGGCACCCATCGCCTGGAATTCAGCGTCAAGAAGGACGACCCGGCCGCCGCCGAGATCAAGGCCGACCTGGACCGACGTAAGTCGTCTCCGGAGAGCTTCTTCTCCAGCGCCTACGAAACCCGCTTCGAGCTCGAGGACGACACGCCGGCGCAGCCCGGCGCCCTGGACAAGCTGGTCGAGATCTTCAGCGGTTTGGTCGGCAAGAAAGAAGAATCGAAGCCGGAACCCAAGCCCGAAACCCCACCGGCCGGCGGTGATCAGGGCTTCGCCGCCACCATGCTGGCCTTCACCTCCGCCCTCAAGGCCGACCGCCAGGCCGACCAGCAGGCTTCCGATCGTCGCTTCAGCGCCGTCGAGCAATCGATCGCGGACCTGAAGACCAGCCTCGAGTCTCAGCCGCGCTCGAACTTCACCGCCCGACAGCCGGCCACCGGCGGCTCCGGACACATCCGCGCCGACTGCTGATCCCCGCCCGGCTCCTCGCTCACTCCCCCTCGCGCCCCCCTCACGCCCGGACCCCACGATGCTTGAATCTACTCGCCAGCTGTTCCACCGCTACCTGGAGGACCAGGCCGAACTGAACGGCGCCGACGCCGGCGCCGCCATCGCCGGCAAATACTTCTCGATCTCGCACCACTTCTCGGCGGACGAGCCCTCGGTCCAGCAGCGTCTGATCGACAAGCAGGGCGAGGATTCGTCCTTCCTGGGCGCGATCAACATGGTGACGGTGCCGGAGATCAAGGGCGAGAAGCTGGGCCTGGACGTCAACAGCCCGATCGCCAGCCGGACCAAGACCAACCCGAACGGCACCGTCGGGCGCAAAACGACCGACGTCTCGACGCTGGACGATGACGGCTACGAGTGCCGCAAGACCAACTCGGACACCCACATCACCTTCGCCAAGCTGGACCTATGGGCCAAGTTCCCGGACTTCCAGGTCCGGGTCAGCAACCACATCCGCAAGGCTCAGGCCCTCGACCGCATCCGCATCGGCTTCAACGGCCGCAGCGCCGCCGACAATACGGACAAGGTCGCGAACCCGCTGCTGGAAGACGTCAACATCGGCTGGCTGCAGAAGTACCGGACCGAGCGCCCGCAGGCCGTATTCTCCTCGGGCGCCACGGCTGGCAAGGTGATCGTCAAGGCCAGCGGCGGCGACTACCGCAACATGCACTCCCTGGTCATGGACGCCGTCCATAACCTCATGCCCAGCTGGGCGCGCAATGACCCCGGCCTGGTCGCCATCCTGGGCGACGACCTGCAGCACGACGTCTTCTTCCCCTTGGTCGACGGCGAGAACAAGCCGACCGAGATGATCGCTGCGGATCTGCTGCTGGGCGCCAAGCGCCTCGGCGGCAAGCGTCCGGCCACCGTGCCGTTCATGCTGCCCAAGTCGCTGTTCATCACCAAGCTGTCGAACCTCTCGATCTATGAGCAGGAAGGCAAACGCCGTCGCAAGGTGAAGGAGGACGACGAGTTCGATTGCATCCGCACCTACGAGTCGACCAACGAGGACTACGTGGTCGAGGACTACGACTTCGGCTGCCTGGTCGAGAACATCGAGTTCCAGGACTGACTCTGACGGGCGGCTTCGGCCGCCCGCCTCCCTCTTCTCCATCCCGAAAACCGAAGACCGTTGATGTCCCTGATCGCCAAGCTCCGCGCCCAAGAGGCCGCCCGCAAACTCGCAGAAGCCAATGGCGAAAGCTTCGTCTCGCACGATGCGCCGGCGACCGCCGCCGACGCCGCCGAATTCACCGATGCGCCCGTCGCTCCCGTCACGGATCAGGAACAGCCCTATTCGCCCCGTCTGTCGCCGGCCCGCCGGCATCGCCAGACCGTGATGGCCAGCCTCGCCGGCCGCGCGATCGGCCCGATCTGGACGGACGGCGACTTCGTTCCGCCCCAGGTTGACAATGACGCGCCCTCGTCCACGGAAGAGGCTCATATCCGCCTGCAGCTGATCGATCACCAGCGCAGCCTGAAGGCGACGATGTCGGTTAAGGCCAAGGAGGCCATGAAGCAGGAGTTCCTGCCCCTCTATGAGGGCTGGATCAACGGCGTCCTGGCCGCCAACTCCGGTCTGAACGACGAAGTCCTGACCACCATCATGATCTGGCGCATGGACGTGGGTGACTACGTCGGCGCCATGCCGATCATCGAATACGTGCTGAAGCACAGCCTGCAGCTGCCGGATCGGTTCAAGTCCACGGCTCCGGTCTTCATCGTGGACACCATCGCCGACGCTGCGCTGAAGGCCTTCGCCCTGGGCGACGAAGCGGCGGCCGCTTTCCCGTCCGGTATCCTCGGCCACCTCGAGGATCTGATCGACGGCATCGACATGCACGATGAATGTCGCGCCAAACTCCAAAAGGCGATCGGTAAAGCCATCCTGCTGGGCGGTGACGAAGCCGACCGCCGGTCGCGCGCCGGCGAAGCCCTGAAGCGCTACCTCAAGGCTTTAGATCTGGACGACAAGGTCGGCCTGAAGAAGGACATCGACAGCCTCCAGCGTGAGCTCAAGCGCTCCGAGCCGGGCGACGAGCGTTCGGCCGACCAGGCTCCGTCCGACGAAACCACGGCCGAGGCCCCTCCCGCCGAGCAATCCGCTCCGGAACCGGCCGAACAGAACACCTCCGATACGCCGTCTGACGACGGCTGACCCTCTCGCCCCCCGGCGCTCGGCGGCGGGGCTGGTCCGACGACAGCGGATCCGTCCGTCTGAACGCCCGTCCAGCCCCCCACCGCCGTAGTCACAACCCGAAAGCGCGCCGGGCTCGTCGGCGGATAGAAGGAACACCGTTCGTGTCCGGCTTCGTCTTCCCCCCTCAGAATGCCGACGCAGACGCCCCGCCGGTCGAAGCGCCTGATCTGGTGAAGGGCGACGGCTTCTGGCCGGACATCAACATCACCGACGTCCGCGACGCCGTGCGCCTGGACACCACCATCACGCCCGCACGCCTGCGCGACGCCGTGCGCCAGGCCATGCTCGACATCGCGGCCGCCCTGGCCGACTGGCGCGCAGGACAGGAAGCGGCGGGCATCAGCACCCTTACAGACGTGCCTTCTCGAATGAAGGTCGACGGCGTCAGCGATTATGTCCTGCGCTGGTCTCGCGCCGTCTATTCCGTGGTGGGCGCCGATCTGGGCGAACGTCTGGTCAGTCAGACTGCCTCCACCGCCGGCGTCGATCGGGCGCAGGCTCTCGGCCAGGACGCCCTGGTCCACCAGAGGAACGTATCGTTCGCCGTCCGCGACTTCCTGGGCCGGCCGCGCATCCGGGCACGGATGATCTAATGTCCGACCTCACCGCCCCCCTGCCTGTCCAGGCCCTGCCCGGCGAGCGCCTCGATCAGCTGGTCTTCCGCGCCCTCGGCCGGACCAGCGCCGCGGTCGAGGAGGTGCTCGCCGCCAATCCCAACCTGGCCGACCTGGGCTCGACCCTGCCGACCGGCCACGTCGTCACCATTCCCGTCGCCGCAGCCCGGCCGGCTGACGCGCCTCAGGTCCAGCTCTGGAAATGACCATGGCCAAGACCCCCGTCACCTTCACCATCAGCCTCCTGCAGCTGTGCTTCGCCGTCGGGGTGCAGATCATGGTCGTCGCCATCTCGATCGGCGGCCTGTTCTCGCGCGTCGAGGCCATGGAGGCGGCCGTCCAGCCGATCCAGCGCGGCGACTTCGCCCGTCTGGACGAGCGCGTCCAGCACATCCAGGGCGACATCGCATGGATCCGCGCCCAGCTGGAAAAGGAGCGCGATCGATGAGCCGCCCCCTGCCCGAGGCGCAGTGGCTCTGGCGCCGCCTGTTCACCTGGACCGTGACCGGCTGGGCGCTCTTCACCCTGCACGGCCTGATCCAGCGCATGCCCGAGGGCGATCTCCGCGCGATCGCCACACGCCTGATCCTGCTCCTGGGCGCCCTGGTCGCCTTCTACCTGATCGGCCCCACCGCCGAACACATCATCGCGCTCGTGCGCGCTTGGCGAGGAGAGAATTCCAAATGAGCTTTAGACTGAGCACCCGCTCGCGGGATCGCATGAAGGGCGTTCACCCCGACCTGGTGCGTATTGTCGAACGCGCCATTCAGCTGACGCCCGTCGACTTCATGGTGACGGAGGGCCTGCGGACCACGAAACGCCAGGCCGAGCTTGTCCGTGCCGGCGCCAGCCGCACCAACAACTCCCGCCACCTCACAGGTCACGCCGTGGACATCGCGGCCCTGGTCGACGGTCAGGTGCGCTGGGACTGGCCGCTATATCCTCGGATCGCCGCAGCCTTCAAACAGGCGGCGCGCGAACTGAATACGCCCATCACCTGGGGCGGAGACTGGCCCAAGCTTCGGGACGGCCCCCACTTCGAACTCGAGCGGAAGGCCTATCCCTGATGGATGCCCTGACCCGCACCTTCAACTTCGCTTCGCCCTTCGGCGTGATCCTCCGCCTGGTCCTGGCCGTCGGCGTGGCCCTCCTAGTCCTCGGCGCGTTGGGGTTCCGCTTCGACCCGTTCGACAGCCTGCAGAAGCGCGCGGACCGGGCGGAGGCCTCGGCCGCCGCCGCCAACACCAACGCCGCCGCGCGCCGCATCGAGTCGGCCGGCGCGGCCGACACCGTCCAGCGCATCGACCGCATCACGGTCCAGATCCGCGCGGCCGACGCCATCGCCCATCAATCCGCCCTCTCCGCCCAGGACGCGCCCGATGCGAAACACCCTGTCGATCCTGCCCGCCTTGCTCGCCTGCGCCATGCTGACCAGCAGCTGTGCGACCTCCGCCCCGGCATCTGCGCCGACGCGCCCGCCGCAGCGCGACATGCCGACCCAGGCGACGACGCCCTGCGCCCTTCCCCGCCTGCCTGATCAGGCCACCGCCGCCGAACTCGAGAGCGCCATCACCGCGCGCGGCGTGGCGCTGCTCGCCTGCGACGCCGCGCGTCAGCTGGCCGTCGACGTCCACGCCGCCGAGAAGGCGGATCAGGAGGCCTGGCTGCGATCGCAGGCGCCGGTCTCTCCCTGGCGCCGCCTGTTCGGTCACGGCCGATGAAGAAACCTGATCACCTGCGGGACGCCCTGGTCGCCGCCCTCGATGCGCGCCACGACCTGCGCCGCAATCCGGACCGCCTGCACATGGTGGCCTCCGACGTCCGCGCCGTCGCCGGGGCCCAGCCCGGCTCGGGCTTCCAGTGGCGCTACACCCTGATCCTGTCCTTCCTCGACTTCGCCGGAAAGCCGGAGGAGATCACCATCCCCTTGCTGGTCTGGATCGCCCGGCACCAGCACGACCTGATCGCCAATGAGGCCAAGTCCGACCAGGGCTTCACCCAGGAGATCGAGTTCCTCGACAGCAACAAGGTCGACGTCCTGATCCGCCTGCAGCTGACCGAGGATGTCCAGTTCGCCCCGCGCCCTGATGGCAGCGGCCACGACCTCGTCATCGCGGACGAGCCCCCGCCCCTGGCCTTCCAGCTGGACGGCCCGCCGCTGCACGTCGTCTACCTGGACGACCAGGTGCTGGTCCGCTGCTCGGCCCACCCTGACGCCGGCTGATGGCCGAAGACCTGCAGGCCCTTCATAGCCTCGCCGCCTCCATGCTGACCCAGCTGGAGCCGCCGGCGCGCAAGAAGCTGATGCGCGACATGGCCGGCATGATCCGCCGCGCCAACCAGCGCACCATGGCCGGCCAGCGCGCGCCCGACGGATCGCCCTGGCCTAAACGCAAGCCGCGCAAGGCGCAGCGCACCGCCTCGCGCCCGGTTCGATTTCTCTATCGGTCGGGCGGACAGGTCCGCCTGGTCGACATGCGAAGCTGGATGAAGCGCGGCAAATACCTGACCGGCTATGACCGCGAGGCCGAGGGCGTCCGCACCTTCCACGAGGACCGCGTTGTCGATTGGCTGCCGCCGAAAGGCTCGGCCGAGGGCGGCGCGGTTCGCGGTCTGAAGGGCAGCGTCCGCCGCCGATCGCCCCAGATGTTCCGCTCGCTACGGTCCAGCCGCTATCTCAAGACCGGCCACGACGAGCAGTCGGGCTGGATCGAGTTCACCGAGCGCGCTTCGCGCCTGGCTCAGACCCACCACTATGGTCTGCGCGATCGCGTCGCCCCAGGCGGGCCCGAGATCGACTATCCCGAACGCGCCCTGCTGGGCTTCAACCCCCAGATCGAGGCGGACATCCTCAACCGCTTCATCGATGACGCCGGCGACGCGCTCGGCTGGGGCCGCCGCGCCCGCTGATCCGGCCGCCGTTTGTGCGGTGCGGCCGGGACAACAGCCCCCCGTCGCCGCGCCCGGCTCCCCGTGGCGACAACCGTGGAATGTCCACCTTCGCCGGCCAAGCCAGCGGCGCGACCGCCGTCAACCTGTCCAGACTGCCGTTTCCCGGCGTCGTGGAGACGATCTCGTTCGAGGCGATTGTCGAGGAATCCAAGGCGCGCCTGGTGGCCCTTCTCCGGGACGACGACGCCGCGGCCGCCGACGCCCTGGAACAGACGCTGCGCCTCAAAAGCGAGCCCATCGTCAAGCTGCTCGAGATCTTCGCCTGGCGCGAAGTCCTCCTGCGCCAGCGCGTCAATGACGCGGCCAAGGCGGTGACGATCGCCTATGCCGTGGGCCCGGATCTCGACAACCTGGTCGCCCTGCTCGGCGTCACCCGCCTCGAGCTCGAGCCGGCCGACCTGGCCACCAATACGCCGGCGGTCATGGAACTCGACGAGGATCTGCGCCGCCGCGCCCTGCTGGCGCCGGAAGCCTATTCCGTCGCCGGGCCCGAAGGCGCCTACATCTCCCACGCCCTGGGCGTCAGCGGCGACGTTCTGGACGCCAGCGCCACCAGTCCGTCGCCCGGCGTCGTCCTGGTCACAATCCTGGCGCGCAATGAAACGGGCGTCCCCGACGCCGAACTGCTCGCCCAGGTCGAGGCCGCCGTATCCGCCGAGACCGTCCGCCCCCTCACCGACCAGGTCATCGTCGCGCCGGCCGAGATCATCGACTACGCGATCGAGGCGGACGTCTGGACCTTCGCCGGTCCTGACAGCGGCATCGTCATGGCCGAGGCCCGCAGCCGGCTGGACCGCTATGTCGCCGAATGCTTCCGCCTGGGCCGCGACCCGACCCGCGCCGGCATCATCGCCGCCCTGACCGCCGAAGGCGTTCAGGACGTGGATCTGATCCAGCCCGCGGCGAACGTCGCCGTCTCGCGCCTGCAGGCGGCTCGCTGCACCGGGGTCGCCGTTCGCCACGCAGGCTTGGGAGAATGAGCTACGACCTTCAGTCCCTCGCACCGGACAACTCCACGCCGGTCGAGCGCGCGCTCGAGATCCTGACGCGGCGGCTGGACCAGATCGGCGCGCCCCTGCGGCCGCTGTGGAACGCCCGGAACTGCCCGATCGATCTTCTGCCCTGGCTGGCCTACGCCCTGTCGATCGACGCCTGGAACGACGACTGGCCCGAGCCGGTGAAGCGCGCCTTCGTCGCCCAGGCGATCGAGGTCCAGCGCATCAAGGGCACGGCCGCCTCGGTCCGGCGCGTCGTCCAGGCCTTCGGCGGTAACATTTCCCTGCGCGAGTGGCACCAGATGGATCCGCCGGGCCAACCCTACACCTTCGACCTGGTGCTGACCCTCAACGGCGCTGACGGCGCGCCCGCCACCGGCCGCTTCGTGGAAGAGGTCATGGACGAGGTCGCCCGGACCAAGCCCGCGCGCGCCTGGTTCACCTTCACCCAGGGGATCTCGGCCAGGGGCTCCGTCGCCGTCGTCGGGGCCGCCCGCACCGCCGCCTATCGCCGCCTCGCCCTCACCGAAACCGCGATCGCCGCCTGATGCCCAGCGCCCGATGCCCTGACAGTTGACGCCCCGACGATTGACCCCATGACCGCCATCATCCTGACCCTGACCGACGCCGGCCTCGCCGCCCTGACCAACCCGGCCCATACCGGCACGGCCGCCCTGACGATCAGCCACATCGGCCTCAGTCAGCAGCACGCCGGCGCCGCCGCCGCGCAACAGGCCCTGACGGCGCTGCCGGGCGAGTTCAAGCGGCTGGCGACCTTTGGCGGCGAAGTCCTGTCGCCTCGCACCATCCACGTCTTCCTGCGCGACGAGACGGCCGACGCCTACTCCCTGCGCGCTTTCGGCCTCTACGCCTCCACGGGCGTTCTGCTGGCGGTCGTCAGCAGCGAAACCCCGATCATGGAAAAGGTGCCGGCCACCACCCTGCTCCAGGCCGTGGATCTCACGTTCGCGCGCGACATCGACGCCGAGCTCGTCTTCGGGGACACCAACTTCGTCAACCCGCCCGCCACGACGACGCGGCTGGGCGTGGTTGAGCTCGCCACTGGCGCCGAAACCATCGCCGGCGAGCGTCAGGATCTCGCCGTCACGCCATGGGGCCTGGCGCAGACCCTTCTCTCCTGGGCTCAGAACTTCGCGGCGAAGGCCCACCGACACCTCATCAGTGAGATCGAGGGCCTTTCCGACGCCCTGGCCGCCAAAGCCAACCGCAACCACACCCATGGCGCTGACGATGTGAACTTCGGCGTCTTCCATGTCGACCGCATACCGAAATTGGCGATTGGCTGGATAACGGGCCTGACGGAACAGCTGGCTGGCCTGGCCGCTAAACAGCATAGCCACGCGGCGTCGGACATCGATAGCGGGCAACTGCATCTCGAACGTCTCCCGACCATCCCACTCGCCAAGGTGGCCGGCCTTATCGAAACCCTAGCAGACAAGGCTTCCGCACTGCACAGCCACACCATGGCCCAGGTGTCGGGTCTGATCGGCGCCTTGGCTCTGAAAGCCAATCTCGACAGCCCCGACATAACGGGATGGGCGCGCCTGCCTGCGGTCACCCTGTTCAAGAAAGAACTGCCGAACACGTCCGAGGGCGGGCAACTCAGGCTCGAGAAGCCTGATACCGGCACCCGTCTGGCCGGTCACGTCGTCATGGATGTGACCGGCGACAACGTTCGCATCTACGAAGATGCAGAACCCTTTAGAGGGCTCACAATCCCTCTCGCCAGTTTGGCGGCTGGTGCTGGCTCCTATCCCTGGACCAGCGCCAATTTTAACCCCGACAGCCGGGTCTCAGTCGCCGCCACCAATCTTGGCGCGAGCTGGAACGTGCCGCTGACGAAGTTGTCTTCAGCGGCGCAGTTCGCCGCCTTGCCCACGGGTTTCTCTTCAATGGTCACGCCCGACTCGATCGGCACGCCGGGCGGCTATGGCTATCTCTTCAAAATGGCGCGCAGGGACAGCAGCGACGGCTGGGCGGGCCTGTGGATCAACCACACCGCCGCGCCGGGAGATGCTCCTGAACTGTTCGTCGGGTCCGCAACGATAGGCTCCGAACTGCCCGCTTGGACCCGCGCCTGGACATGGGCGAACTTCAATCCGGCCACAAAGGCCAACGTCCAATACCCGGACTTCTACGGTCAGATTAATCTCGAAAGCGGCCCCGCCCGTTTCCGCGCCATCGGGGACGGCGACAGCCTGTTCCTTCAGGCAGGAACGGCCACCGGCAACAACGGCAACATGATCCTCAGCGGCTTGTTCGGCCAGAATCTGACTAGCCTTCGCGCTCAGATTGGCGGTGCGCTGCGCGACCTATTTCACACCGGCAATTTCAACCCGGCGTCAAAGGCCGATCTGAACGGCTGGACGAGCCCAGACGGCGATGCGACCGTCACCGGCAACAAAACCTTCGCCTGCCCCGTCGACAACACGATTGCGCGAGGCAATCTCGATTTTGGACGCGGCGCGCTGGAAGTCCGCGCGAAGACCGGCGACGGCGCGGCCTACTTGACCTTTCACCGGCCGGGTCAGTTTGCGGCCTTTTTCGGCGTTGATACCGACGGCGAACTCAAGTTCGGCGGCTGGTCGCTCGGAGAGGTCTCCTATCGCATCTGGTCGGAACGCAACCTGCGTCAGGCCAACCCTGCTGAGGCGGCCGCAGGCGTGGCGCATGACCGCTTCATCACGCCATCGGCGCTCTGGTCCTTCGCCAAATCCATCGGACCGAACGGGTACCAGCAAATCCCCGGCACCGATCTGATCATCCAGTGGGGCGTCTCCAACGGCAGCCACCCTGAGGGCGCAGTCCACGCCGCCCTGCCGGTCGCCTTCGGCGGCGGCTGCCTGTTCGCCTGCGCCACGCCTCGCAACGCGGGTCAGGCCTACGGCATGGACTTCGTGATGCAGATCGTCGGCCGCTACCTGGACCGCATCGTCTTCTACGCCAACCGCGCCAACAGCAGCTCCGGCAACATGTCGGGCTACGAATGGATGGCCATCGGCCTTGCGCGCGGCAATCCCGACCCCGTTTACAGCAGCGGCTATCCACCCGGTGGCGGTGGCGGCGGCGGCGAAGACCCGTTTATCCGACCGGAGGTCTGATCATGACCATCGCCTTCAGCGCGACGACGCTCGCCTTCTACGATCTGAACACCTGGCCCCACGATCTGCCTGACGACATCGCCACCCTCAGCAGGGCTGATCATGCGGCGATCCTGAATGAGATCGCATCCGGCCGAGTCCTGACTGCGAATGACGACGGCGCACCGATCACGATCACGCCGCCCGCGCCATCGGCGGAGCAGCTTGCCATCGAAGCACGCCGCCGGCGTGACGCAGAGATCGCCGCCGTTCGTTGGCTGCTCGAGCGCCACCGCGATGAACAGGCCTTGCAGATCGCCACCACCCTGACGCCCGAGGACTATCGCCTCGTCCAGGAACACGTGCAGGCCCTGCGCGACGTGCCAGAGCAGGACGGTTTCCCTGTCGCGATCGACTGGCCCGTCCTCGCGGCTGAACTCCTGGCGACCGGCGCCTAGCCGTTTGTGCGGTGCGGCCGGGACAACACCGGCCGCGCGCCCTTACTGAAGGCCTGCGCCATCGTCCGGCGCGATGACCCGCCCTTCCGCCCGACGCCAATCATCGGAAACCGATCGCGTGATCGGCGAGATGTCGCGCGTCGGCGTGGTGGAGAGCGTCGATCTGAACGCCGGCACGGTCATCGTCAGGTTCGGAGAGCAGCTATCCCCGCCCATCGAATGGCTCGGGCCATCCGGCCGCCTGAAGATCTGGGCCCCGCCGTCGGAAGGCGAACAGGTCAGCGTCGTCGCGCCCGAGGGCGATCCTGAGCAGGCCGTCATCATCGGCGGCCTGCGCTCCTCGCGCTTCGCGCCTCTCTTCCTGGGCGCCGGCTTCGGCATCGAGATCGATGGCGAGCTCCGCATCACCTACGACGCCGACGCCCGCCGCCTGATCTTCGATCTGCCGGCGGACATCCACATTGTCGCCCCGTCCGGCGCCCGTCTGGAAGCCGACGTCGTCATCGACGGCGACGTCCAGGTGAACGGCGACCTGAAGGCAAGCGGCGTCGTCACCGGCGACACCGACGTCGTCTTCGCCGGCAAGAGCGCCAATGCCCACAAGCACCTTGGCGTGACCGCAGGCACGGCCGTGTCCGGGGGCCCGCAATGACCGGCCTGTCCCGCACAACCGGCGGCGCGATGGATGCGAGCTCCGACGCTCACGTCATCCAGTCGATCGAGGACATCCTCACCACCCCCATCGGCCAGCGCGTCATGCGCCCGACCTACGGATCCTTCCTCTTCGAACTGATCGACCAGCCGCTGAACCCGCTGACGCGGATCCGCGTATTCGCCGCCACCGCCATGGCTCTGATGGCGTGGGAGCCGCGTGTCCGGCTCAAGCGCGTCGCCCTCGACCTCGCCGCCGCCGCGCGCGGCCGCGCGGTCCTGCAGCTGCAGTTGCTCCGCATCGATCTTCCCCGCCCGCGCGCCCTGCAGGCGTCGCTCGTCCTCCCCTTCTCGCCCGCCTGATCCGAAAGGTCGCCCAATGGCCCTGACGCCGCTTCCGCACGGCCCGTCCGTCACCCGCAAGACTCAAGTCTCCATCGCCCTGACGGGTTCAAAGAACACGCCCTGGGGCATCGTCGCCACGGCGCCCGACGCAGGCGCCGCCTTCCCGATCGGCCAGGCTGTTCTGGTCGATGACCTGGACGCCGCCCTCAAGGCAGCCGGTGCTGACGGCACCCTGCGCCCCAGCCTGGAAGCCATCGCCGCTTTCGGACGCAGCATCGGTGTTGTCGTCGTCGTGGCTGAAGGCGAAGGCGAAGACGAAGCCGAGATCGCGGCCGATCAGAACGCCAAGGTCATCGTCGGCCTCGAGGCGCTGCGCCGGGCCGAACAGGCGACCGGCGTCCAACCCCTGATCCTGGCCGCCCCCGGCCTGGCCACCCAGCCCGTCACCGTCGCCCTGGAGACCATCCTGAACCTGCAGGACAGCTTCGGCTACGCGCGCGCGATCGGCGACACCCCACCCCAACTGGACGCCTATCGTTCGGGCTTCAGTGGCCGCGGCCTCATGCTGCTGGACGATCTGGACTTCCTGGCCTTCGACACCGTGACCAAGGCCGACGCCCCACGCTTCATCGACGCCGTCGCGGTCGGCATGCGCGCCTGGCTGGATCGCGAGGTCGGCTATCACAAGACGATCTCCAACGTCGCCATTCCGGGCGTGACCGGCATCACCCGCTTCCGCTCCTGGGAGCTCGGCAGCGCCGATACGGAGATGGGCCTGATCAACGGCGTCCCTGTCACCGGCGTCATTCGCCGCAACGGCTTCCGCTTCTGGGGCCAGCGCACCTGCTCCGACGATCCTCGCTTCGCCTTCGAAAGCATCGTCCGGACCGATCAGCACGTCCGGCGCGTCATCATTGAGGGCGTCTTCCCCTACATCGACCAGCCGCTCTCGCCGTCCCTGGCGCGCGACATCATCGAGAGCATCAACGCCCTCGGCCGCCGCGAAAAGCAGGAGGGCCGCCTGGCCGGCATGGAAGCCTACCTCGCTCAGGGCAACACGCCCGACCAGCTGGCGCTCGGCCGTCTGCGTCTGGGCTACCGCTGGACCGGATACGCGCCGCTCGAGGATCTCGGCATCGAAAACGTCATGACGGACGAGTTCCTGATCGACTTCGCCCAGCTGGCCGAAGCCGCCTGACACGGCGGCTACACTTCCCTCGACAACATACGAATTTCACTAGGAAACCCCGATGCAGATGCCTCGCCAACTCTATGACTGCAACGTCTTTGTCGATGGTCGCTCGACCATGGGCGAGAACAAGAGCGTCACCCTGCCCAAGATCGCCGAGAAGCTCGAGGCGTGGCGCGGATCCGGCATGATCGCCGAGATCGATCTGGCCGTCGGCATCGAGAAGCTGGTCCTCAGCCACAAGTACGGCGGCGACATCCCGGCCATCGAGCGCACCTTCGCGGACCCGCGCCTGGACGCCGCCCAGATCCGCTTCGCCGGCGCCTACAAGAACGGCGCGGGCTACGACGACGTCCAGGTCACGGTGCGGGGCCAGACCCATTCCATCGACCGCGGCGACCAGGCGACCGGCGAAAAGACCGAGGTCAGCTACGAGACCACCTGCGTCTACTACAAGCAGGAGCGCAACGGCGTGGTCGAGTTCGAGATCGACAAGCTGAACGGCGTCCTGATCGTCCACGGCGTCGACCGCCTGGCCCAGGTCCGCGCCATCATCGGGCGCTGACCGGCGCCCGTACTTCACCCAGAACTTTAAGAGCCGCCCGCCATGACTGACGCCGCCCCCACGCCCGAAACCGAAACCGCCGCCGCGCAGGCCGATACGCCTTCCGCCAGGAAGGACCGTCCGACCCACGACGCCGCCGGCCGCCCGATCCGCTGGGTCGATCTCGACAACCCCATCGTCCGCGGCGGGAAGAAGATTTACGAGATCTACTTGCGCAAGCCGCTGGGCGGCGCCCTGCGCGGCACCAACCTCAACGACCTCTACAAGATGGACGTCAACGCCTGCTCCGTCGTGGTGCCCCGGATCTCCGAACCCAAGATCCCGCAGGATGAGTTCCTCGCCATGGAGCCTGAGGACATTGCCTCAATCTGTGGAGAGGTAACGGGTTTTTTGCTGACGAAGCAGCAGAAGGAATCGGCTGGCCTCGAGTCCTAGAGGACGCCTGGGCGGACATCGCCCTCGTCTTCCACTGGCCCGCTTCCGAGCTCGATCACATGAGCATTCGCGACGTGATGGAGTGGCGAGAGCGGGCGGTCGAGCGCTGGAACCGCATCCACGCGCCGCCCCCCACGTGACCTGTCTCCTGACATGACGACCGCCACCCCCGCCGCGAGACCCTGATCCCGAGATCCTGAATCATGGACAAGAAACTGCGCCTGCAGCTGATCATGGACGCGGCGGGCAACGCCACCAGGTTCCTGCGCGGCATCAAGGCCGAAACCGAAGTCGCCGGCGCGGCAGTGAAGGCGACCCGCGACAAAATCTCCGAGCTTCAGCGCACCACGCGCGACGTGCGCGCGTATCGGACCCAGCAGCAGTCCATCGTCTCCAACAACCTGGCGCTGACCGAGGCCCGCCGAAAGGTGGAGCAACTGCAGATCCAGTATGGCATGGCTGAAAAGCCGACCCAGGCGCTGACTAACCGGCTGCAGAAGGCGAAGGGCGAAGTCACCCGCCTGACGACCGAACAGCAGAAGCAGATCACCACGCTCAAGGAGATGGACGGCCGCCTGACGGCCGCAGGGATTTCGACCTCCGATCTGACGCGCCATGAAGCCCGCCTGAAGCTTGAGACCGACCAGGCCAACGGCGCCCTGAGAGTCCAGATCAGCCGCGTGACCGAACTGGCCGATCGTCAGAAGCGCCTCGACGCCGCGCGCGACCGCTTCGACAAGACCCAGGCGCTGGCCTCGACCACCCTGGGCGCCGGGACGTCAGCCGTCGCCGCCGGCGGCGCAATCGGCGCCCCGCTGTTCAAGTCGGGCTGGGCGGCCGTTGATTTCCAGGACGCCATGCTGGACGTGAAGAAGGTAGTCGACTTCGACACGCCCCAGCAATTCGCCGAGATGAACCGCGACGTCCTGAAGCTGTCGAAGGATCTCAACCTTCCGGCCGAGGGCGTCGCCCAGATCATCGCGGCCGCCGGCCAGGCCAAGATCCCCCGCGGCGAACTCGTCGGCTTCGGCGAAGATGCGGGACAGATGGCCGTGGCCTTCGACTCCTCGGCCGAGGTCGCCGGCAAGATGATGGCCACCTGGCGCACGGCCTTCGGCATGACCCAGCCGCAGGTGCGGGGCCTGGCGGACCAGATCAACTATCTGGGCGACAACGGCAACGCGACCGCCCTGCAGATCTCGGACGTGGTGACGCGCATCGGCCCCCTGGGCGGCGTGGCCGGCCTCGCCGCCGGCGAAATCGCGGCCCTGGGCTCGACCATCGTCGGCATGGGCGTCGCCGAAGAGGTCGCAGCCACCGGCATCAAGAACACCATGCTCGCCCTCACCAAGGGAACCGCAGCGACCAAAGCCCAGAAGACCGCTTACGCCGCCCTGGGCCTTGAGGCTGAAGCGGTCGCCCGCGCCATGCAGACAGACGCCGGCGGCACGATTCTCGACGTCCTCGAGCGCGTGCGGAAACTGACGCCAGATCGCCAGGCCTCGATCCTGACCCAGCTGTTCGGCTCCGAATCCGTGGCGGCCATCGCCCCCATGCTCACCCAGCTGGAAGTCCTCGAGGAGAATCTGAACGCCGTCGCCGATGCCGAAAAGACCGCGGGCTCGATGGCGGCCGAGTTCGCCAACCGCACGAGCGGGGCCAAACATGCGATCGGCCAGGCCGATCAGGGCATCAAGGGGCTGGCCATCCAGATCGGCACGAACTTCCTGCCCCAGATCAAGGCCGGAGCCGACTTCGTCAGTCGCATGACCGACCGGGTGTCGAAGTTCGCCGAGGCGCATCCCAACGTGATCCGCGTCGTCGCGACCCTGCTGGGCGTCATCTCCGCCGCCCTGATCGTCTTCGGCGGCCTGGCCATGATCGTCGCAGCGGTGCTTGGCCCCTTCGCCCTGCTGCAGCTGGTGCTGACCCAGGCGGGCATTCTGTTCGGGCCGGTCATCGCCGGCCTGATCGGGACGGGTTCCGCCGCCGGCGGCGCGGCCGTCGGCATGAGCGCCCTGCTATGGCCTGTGCTGCTGGTTGTGGCCGCCGTCGCCGCCCTGGCGGCCGGCGCCTATCTGATCATCCGCAACTGGTCGACCATCGGCCCGTGGTTCGGCCGACTCTGGAACGGAATCCGAGATGTCGTCTCGGGCGCCTTCAGCCTGATCGCCGGCTATGTGATGAACTTCACCCCGCTCGGCTTCTTCATCCGCAACTGGGGCCCGATCGCCAATTTCATGACGGCGACTTGGGATTTCCTGAAGCAGCTGGTCGGCCTCGGTATCGACGGCCTCAAGTATTATCTGCTGACGTTCACGCCGCTCGGCTTCTTCGTCCGCAACTGGGGTCCGATCACCGGCTTCGTCTCCAACGTCTGGAAAGGCCTGGGCATGGCCGTCGACGCCGGCGTCGGCCAGATCAAGACCGCCATCGGCAACTTCAAACCGCTCAACGACTTCAAGGCCGCCTTCGCCGAGGTCTGGACCTGGATGCAGGAACTGCCCGGCAAGTTGCTGAACGCCGGCGCGGACGCCATGCGCGGCTTCACCCAGGGCATTCGGGGCCAGCGCGCCAGGGTCCAGGCGGCGGCCGCCGAGGCCGCCGGCCAGGCCGAGACGGGCGCACGTCGACGGCTCGACACCCACTCCCCGTCTCGCGTCTTCGCCGCGATCGGCGGCGACGTGATGGACGGCTTCAGCCTGGGCATCGCTCGCGGCGCGTCCCGGCCGCTCGGCCGAATGCGCGATGTCGCGGCAGCCCTGGCCGCCGCCGGCACGCTGACCGCCGGCGGGGCGGCGATCGCCGGCGACCGGCCGAGCATCACGTTTGACGACGGCCCGCGCATCGGCGCTCCGCCTCCGGCCGCTCCTGGGCCCAGGAGCGGGCCTCCGCCCATGTCGATCGGCGAGGTGAACATGACCATCGTCCAGCAGCCGGGCGAAAGCAGCGACGACCTGGTGCGCAAGGTTATCGACGCTCTTCATTCCGCCGGACGCGGCGGCTACGACGACGACCCCAGAGAGGACGGCTTCTGATGCTTCTCGCCCTCGGCATGTTCGTTTTCGGCATGGACAGCCTGGTCTACAATCAGGTCCAGCGCCGGCGCAGCTGGCGCCACCCGACCAACGACCGCGTCGGCGCGCGCCCGGCCGGCCAGTTCGCGGGCCCTGGCGATGACGTCTTCACCCTCCCCGGCGTCCTGGCGCCGGGCCTGACCGGCCGTCGCGAGGCCCTGGACGAGCTCGCCGCCATGGCGGACCTCGGCGAAGCCCACACTTTGGTCGACGGCGACGGCGAACACTTCGGCGCCTATGTCATCACCGACCTGGACGAAACCCGCCGGCACATCACGATCGACAGCCAGCCGCGCCTGATCGACTTCACCCTTACGCTCAAGCGGATGGACGACGACGTCGCCGCCCAGGACGCGACAGAGGCGCCGCAATGACCCGACTGCGGACCGAGGGGCGCTACGTCCATCGTCAGGCCGACTACAGCATCGTGGTCGACGGCCGGGACATCTCGAGCGACGTGCGGCCGCGCCTGATCTCCCTGTCGCTCAGCGAAAAGCGCGGCTCCCACGCGGACGAGCTCGAGCTCGTGCTGGATGACAGCGACGGCAAGCTGGCCATCCCGCCCGCCGGCGCCCAGATCGCGGTCAGGCTGGGCTGGCTGGATCTCGGCCCGGCCGCCGCCGCCCAGCTGATCGACAAGGGCCTGTTCAAGGTCGACCGCCGTCGCCACACCGGCGCGCCCGATCGCATCAGCGTGACGGCGCACTCGGCCGACCTGACGCGCGCCTTCAGGCAGCGCCGAACCACCTCCTGGACTAGAACCACCCTCGGCGATGTTCTGGGCGAGATCGCCGGCCGTAACGGCTGGCAGCCCCACATCTCACCCGACAAGGCCGGTATCGACCTGCAGCACCTGGACCAGGCCCGCGAAAGCGACGCCGCCTTCCTCAACCGCCTCGGCCGCCTCTATGACGCCGTCGCGACGGTGAAGGCCGGCCGATTGATCTTCGCCCAGATCGGCGCGGGCGTAACGGCCAGCGGCGTCGAGATCCCGAGCGCGGCGATCACGCGCCGCAGCGGCGACCAGCACACATGGGAAGCGGCCGAACGCGACGCCTACACCGGCGTCATCGCAGAATGGCAGAACCGGGCCGCCGCCAAGCGCGAGCAGATCGTCGTCGGCTCCGATGAAAACGCCAAGAAGCTGGGGCGGGTCTACGCCAGCGCCAAAAGCGCGCGCACGGCGGCTGATACCGAATGGAAGAAGATCCAGCGCGGCGCGGCCGAATTCTCGCTCTCGCTGGCCGTCGGCCGTCCTGACCTCTTCCCCGAACGCACCCTGGCCGTTTCCGGCTTCAAACCCGAGATCGACAACGCCGCATGGCTAATCTCGGAACTCCGCCACACGCTCGATGCGAACGGCCTGCGGACGCAACTCCAAATGGAGCTTGGCGGGAAGCCGGAATGACGGGCGACGTCGTTATTTTTACCCCAATGTCAGGGAGTTTCTGCTATGTCGATGGACGGGGCGCAGTCGGGATCTGAGATGCTAAATCAGCACTCTTTCAGCGCGTCCAATCAGCCGGCCTTCGGCCCCGGAAAACGCCGCCATGGCGGCACCATGCGGACCCTGTGCCCGCATTGCGGCAGCCCCGCCTATATCCGGTCCAGCCGCGTCATCACCCGCACGTTCAAGGAGCTTCGGCTTCAGTGCAGCAATATCGACGGCGAGGACTTCTGCGGCTTCGCCTTCGTCGCCTCCCTGACCATCGACCGCACCCTGGTCCCGTCGATGCGCCCGCGCGCCGGCGTCAACGTGCCGATGAACATGCCGAGGGTCGAGCGCTTGCCTTCGGGCCAGCCCGCGCCCGCGAACGATCCAGGATAACGAGCGACCTAAAACCGGGCGCGCGGTATCGGAGTAAAGTCTCTCATTTCACATTGAGCGTCAGTCGTGGTCTTCGACGGGTTGGCCCCGGCAAACCGGCCATTGGGATCAACTTGGATCATGCTGATCCTCCCGGTTATTCTGTTGACGGCCACGTATCGTTCGCCGTCCGGCGTCCTGACCAGGATCAGCTGCCCAGGCGACACCTCGACAAACTGGCGAACATTGTCGCATCTGTCCGGGCACCAAAGCCCCGCATCGAGATCAATGCGATAGGTATCGGACCAGGGGAAGGTCGATACCTTCGGAGCCACCTGCCCGACGTCCTCGTAGTGGGTTGTCGTCCCCGCGCATGCGAGGTCGAACTGTTGCCCGCCTTGAGCAAGCACCAACGCGAAAAGTGCAGTCGCCGTTTGCATTCGAAACTCCAGTCCAAGCTCAGAAGCTCTGCCGTATCGCAACGAACGGATCGATTCTCTAGGCGACCGTTCGGGACATTCTTAGCTAAGTCGCCTCGCCGGCCAGCCAGTCCGTCGGCACGTCCAGGGCCTGGGCGATCTTGGCCCACGCATCGCCCGTCCCCTTCTTCCCTTCCTGGGCTTCCAGCTCCGACAGATAGCTTTGCGCCAGTCCGGTCATCTCGGCCAACTGCACCTGCGTCACGCCACGCCACTTGCGAAGGGCGCGCGGCAGGGTTGCGCCCTTCAGAACAAGGCGCGAGACCTCGGCGGGCAGGACGACGTCGCGCCCGGCCTTCAGATCGGCCATGCGGTCATCGAACAGGGCGGCGTCACTTCGCATGAACGGCCCGCTTCAGCGCCTCATCAATGCGCGTCTGCCAGCCCGGCCCGCCCGACTTGAAGTGCTCGAGCACCTCGGCCGACAGTCGGATGTTCACCGCAACCTTGGTCCGGGCCTTGGGCGGTCGACCACGGCGGACAGGCTTGCCGCCTTCATTCATCTCGGCCTTGTCGAAGAAGGCCTCGTCCAGTTCAGGCGCGTCGTCAGGATCGATCCAGACGCTCGGACCAGCGCTTTTGCTCTCGGTCATTGGCTTTCCTCATCGAAATAATCCGACGGCCATCGGCCGTCGGCGTCCACACCAGAACCACCATTCGGCCATCCAGCAGACCGGCGGTGATCCAGCGCTCCTCGGCATAGTCGAAACGATCATCGACCATATCCAGGGTCACGCCGGCGAACACCTTGGCCGCGTCCGCGAAGTCGAGACCCCGCTCCTGCAGGGTGACGTCGCGCTTGGCCGGGTCGAAGGTGATCTCCATGACTTTTTGTATCCACACTAAAGCGGGAATGCAAGCATTATTGTAGCTACAAAAAACGCGCTGCACTCCTGCCCGTAGTCCGGCGCCGGCCGCGATGGCGATTATTCCTTCTTCGCAGCCTCGGCCTGGGCGTCCTGCATGGCCCTCTCGAACTCCGGCAGATCGAGCCCCGCTTCCTCCGCCGCGCCCAGATAGCCCAGCCAGCAGCCCGTCGACAGATCGCGGGCGGTCGACAGCTTCTCCGTCGCATCGGACATAGCCGAAGGACGTTGGTCGCCGTCCAGCACCTTGACCAGGGCGTCCATGGCCATCTGCTTCCAAAGCACGGCGTCGCTGCACCGCGACCGCGCGTCCTGCATGGCCTTCTTGACCTCGCCCTTCGCGCTGCGCGGCGATCGGATGCTCGACATCTCCGACCAGGCCGAACGGCAGACCTCAGCCGCTGATTTGGTCGGTCCATAGGCCGCATATGCGTTGCCGGATCCCACGACTTCGCCGGCACGCCGGACTGCGACGTCGCAGCGTTCCATCTTGACCTTCACGTCCGACCAGACCGAGTTGAACTCGGCTTGGGTCATGCCGGCCGGGCGAACCTCGGCAGGCTGCGCCTTCTTCTCCTCGGCCGCCTTCGCCTCTCCCGCTTCCCTCTCTACGCGGCCGGCTTCCATCGCGGCCGCGAAGCCGGGGTCGGCCGACGCGCTCATGATGCTGCCGCCGACGCAGCCGGCCATCGAGCCCAGGATGATGAATGCCCCGATCAGGCGCTTGCGGACCTTCATCCAAGCCTGCGGCCGGATGACGTTCACCACGCCAAGAATGAATGCGATGAAGCTGACGAAGATGATGAAGCCGGCGAACGCCTGCATGAGAGCCCCCTATCGGTTTGAAGCTGGGCCATGCCTCGAGTCCGCCCGTTACGCAACACCGATACGCGAGCGCCGCCCCACGCCCGTTCCAGCCCGGCCCCACGCGCGCCCTCCCCTTTTCTCCCCCCACGCCCAATGGCGTCATCTGAGCCGCATGCGTTGCGCTGAACCGTCAAACCGTTGCGCGATCGGGCCGAACCGTTGCCCTTGCGTCGTTTCCGCGGGCGCTGTGGCCGCCCCCACGCGCGCGAAAATCGAAACCCCTCGCCCTTCGCAGAGCCAGCGACGCTGGCCCCATACGGCGACGGCCGCCGTCCCTGCGGGCGGCAGCTGGGGTGATCCGAGGGCGAGCACTGCTCGCCCGCATGACGCTTTTGGTGTATTCGCACCGTCAGCGGCGGGCTCTGGTCCGGAAATCATGCTGTCGGCCGACCAGGCCGACGCCTTTTCCCTCATCATCATGTGGTCGATCGACCAGATCGACGCCTTATTAATGATGGGAGCCGGGATTCTCAGACCTCAGGTGATTCACGTAGGGGTCTGCGGCTGACACCCGCGGCGAACCAGATCCTGGAAGAGGTTGTCGCCGTATTTGTCGAGGGCGCTCATGAGCTCAGGATTGGCCGCGTAGGCCTTTTCTTCCTTCGATTGGGAGGGGGGCTGGGGCGACAGTCGCGCCTCTGCAGCGGCCTCCGCAGCCGCCGGAATGGTCAGGACATAGGCATTGGTCGTCTGGCGCACCTGCGGCCCACGCACGCCCGGCTGGCCCGTCTCAACATACCGGCGCTGCCACGTCAGGAAGCCGTGGCGCTTCAGCTGCTCTTTCCACGCATGGATGGACTTCGCCGGAACGTTCAGCGCCTCGCCCAGCCACTCGGCCGACGGCTCCAGCCGCCCCTCGTACCGCGCCGCCACAGCGACCAGGACTTCCATCAGGCGGATGGCGCCGAAGCTGATCCCGCCCTTGTCGCCCATGACCCCCGGCCGAGGCGCGGCGCCTGTCCTCTGCCCCTTCCGGCGCAGGTGTTCCGAATGGATCCGCAGCGCCAGCAGCAGCCGCCTCCCCCGCGTCCAGGAGAAGTGCGTCCACCAGCTGCGCCGTACCGGCTTGCTGTTTCGGCGGACCTTGTCGCCTGTTCGGCGGTGATGGGGTTCTCGGCGGCCGACGCCCTCGAGGGCGATCGCGACGGCGCTCATGACGCTGCGTCCATTGCGGCGCGCGCCCCGGCGATGCTGGCCTCGGCGCGCTGCAGGTGAGGCTCGATCTCGGCCTTTTCGTTCTCTGAGTAGTGGTGATCCTCGCCCGCCTTGCGGATCAGCGCCTGGGCCATGGCCATCGCCTCGGACCCTTCGCAGGCCTCGCTGATCGCGCATTCGGCCTCGGTCGGCGTCAGCATCGCGTGCATCAACGCCTGGCTGTAGATCTTCTTTTGGCAGTGCTGTTCCAGCAGGAAGATCGCGCCCACCGGCATCGTCTTTCCGCCGTTGCGCTTGCGACAGGCGTACATGACCGTCCGGCCGACGCTGTGCGGGGTCTCTTCCAGAATATCGACGCATTTGTCCGCGCCGCCGCAGGCATCCTGCAGGGCGCGCGCGAGGTGCGCGTGTTGCCGCGTGTTCAAGTGGATTCGCTCCTTGCGAATCCGCCTGACGGTCTCGGTCTCAGGGCGCAGACATGCGTTCGCTCCGGCGGTTCAGGGCCGGGCGTTGGCAAAAGGCGTCCCGATGACCGTTCGTCAGACGGCCATGGTTGGCTTTGATGGGGGCAAGGGGGCCGCGCGCGCCGCCGCTGGCGTCGTCGCGCCGCCCCGCAGAATTCCGTCCCCGGCGTCATGCGGCGGCGGCTCGATCCGGCCGCTGGGCGGGCTCGCGGGCCTCGCCGATGTGGTTGGGGCGCATCTCGCGCTAGGAGGCCCCGCCGCGCTCGCGGTCCAGGGCGAGCCGCTTCAGCAGCTGGCGCAGCAGGGCGTTCACGCGCGGCGCGAAGGCGCAGCGCGGCAAGGCTTCATTAAGCCTCGGAACGAATCGGAAACCGTCTTGGGAAGGCTCGGCCGTCTGCGCGGCCAGGGGAGCGAAGGACCGCGTCAGCACCGCGTCCCTGCGAACTCAGGGGTGGGCCCGTCGGCGCGGCTTGGGTGGGGGGCGTTGAGCGCCGCGCCGACGGGGAACGCCGCTGCAACACACGCAACGGCGACCTGGATGGAACGTCCGGCGCGACGCGTGGTCTGGCCGGTAGCGCCGGACGTTCCGGCCTCTCCCTTCATGGCGGGCAGGGGGAGGCATGGGGAGGGCGCGCCGCTACTCATGAGGACGCGCCGAATTGGTGGGTCGATCAGGGTGACTGGCCAGCAGTTCCTGCTCGAGCTCGCGCAGCTCCTGGGCGGACAAGCTGCGCACCAGATTGACGAATTGGCCGAGATCGGCCCGCTGCAGATCAAGCCTGACCTGGCTGGGATGGATCAGATCTTGCGGGTCGACGCCCATGGCGTCGCCGCGCGTCTGCAGGCAGTCGCCCTGCGCGAGGCAGGCCTGATAGCCGCAGTCGTCGCAGAAGCTGGATTCTCCCCCCGGCGCCATGGCTATGCCGCCTCTGGGAAGGCGTTAACGAACGGGCGCAACCCGCCGCCGCGACCAAGCTTGGCCGCCTTGGTCGCGGCGGCGGGCCCCTCTACCCTGGCAGTTCCACAACAACCCGAGGATAGATTCGATTGTCTGAAGATCTCGAACGACGGATCGACCAGCTTGAGCGGGCGGTCCGAACCCTTAGCGGGTCGCTCCAAGGCATGGCCCTGCTCATGGCGGCGCGAGTGGGCAGCTATCGCGCCTTTGACGAGCCCGTCGCATACGGGCTCTCGCCCTGGCACGGGACATGGGAAGCCACCTGCGCCCGCTTCATGCTCGATCAACTCGATGAGTTCCTGCCCGCAGACCCCTCCACGCCCGAGGCGGAAGGTTTGGCCCGCGTCAGGGAACTTCTGGCAACGGCTATTCATCAGACTGACGAACCGAACGAGCGAGCGCTTCGCGCAACGCTGGACTGAGCGGAACGGCGCCGGGCCGCGCCTTCAGCGCCTGCCCTATCAGCTCCCGGGCCTCATCAGGCGAAGGGTAGAGGCGGCGCTCCAACAGGCGCAGTTGTGTTTCGAGGCGCCTCAGCCGAATGGCCAGGCGCAGCGACACAATGGCGAGGCCCATCGACACCACGGCGAGGCACAGCAGGACAGTCATAGCGAGAAGGAGGATGGTCGAGATCACGCCCCGGGCTCCGGCTGGGCGGTGGCGTTTTCAATGCGCTCAAGCACCTCGATGTCGGCATCGGCGACATGCGCAAGGGGGCCCAGCTTTTGACCGGTACCTCTCCAAATTCGTACAGCCAGCCCGCGCGAAGGAGTGCGCCGCCCGCTAAGCAGCTGACTTGCGTAAGGCACGGAGATGCCGACGCGACTTGCCATCGCGGTCGGGGTGAGCATGGGCTGATTGGATTCGACCATGCCGGTAGTTTGCAAATTGCAATACTCGAGTCCAGCCCAAACGTTTGCAATCTGCGTGAGGCGCACAAAAAAATGGCCCCGCAGAATGCGGGGGTGAGCAAAGAACTCGAACCCAACGAACTTCGCGCCTGGAGGGACCGCCGCGGTCTCACCCAGCAAGCACTTGCGGATGCGGTCGGCACGACAGCGTCGGTAATCAGCCTGCTTGAAAAAGGAGAGCGGCAACTCACAGCGAAGTGGCTTAGACGCCTTTCAAAGGCGCTTGAAACCTCGCCCGGTTATCTACTGGATCTCAGCCCAGATGAACTCCCCATCGATCTACTCGATACTTGGGCGCGTATCCCCCAACCCAAACGGGAACAGGCTCTAGCGATCCTCGCTACGTTTGCGGACGGTCCGGGCGGCTAAGCTGAGCCTGCCGATTAGCTGATATAACAGATAATCGCACCCGCCACCGAACGACGTGTGCTGGCGGCAATGTTTGCATTCTGCAATTTTGCCGTTGACCATTATATTTGCATATTGCAACTTCCCCCTGACGTTGAGCAGGGGGAGCAAATGCCCGCAACCGCAACAATGCAGATCAACGGGGGTCGCCATCAGGGCGCCCTCGCCCACTTCGCCGTAAAGCCTGGCCGTTCCGGCTGGACCGTCGGCCGCCTGTCCGTCCTTCGCGAACTGGCCCATTCCTTCCGCGGAGACCTGACCGAAGTCGCCGCCGCCCTGGGTCGCGAAAAGGCCGACTGCGACATAGCCCTCAACGCCCTCCTCGGCCGCACCCCGACGCAGGCGCTGCAGGCCCTCGAGGCGCGTTCATGAGCACGCTCCTCAGCCTGAAGGCCAAGCGCGCCAGTCTCGAAAACCGCGCCTGCAGCCTGATCTTCAAGATCGAGCACCCCGACACGCCGGAGAGCGCCCTGACCGCCCTTGAGGCGGAACTGCTCGCCGTCGACGCCGAGCATGAGGCCCTGTCCGCCGAAATCGCGGCCGAGGTCCGGGCCCAGCTGCAGGTGGCGGCATGAAGCGCGCACCGCAGAAACCCGCCTCGCCCGCCGAACTCTCGGCCATCGCCGATCGGGTCGAGGCGCTGCTGAAGGCCGCCCAGAATCTGGTCACCGACAAGGATCCCTATTCGTCCGCCGCCTGGACCGAGCGCAAAACCGCCATGGCCAGCCTGAAGGTGGTTCTAGAAAACACCCTGCAGGCGAAGATCAATCAGGCCCACGACGCCTGCCGCATCCGCATCGCCGGCGTGTCCACCAGCTGCACGGCCGGACTCGAGGGCGCGGTGCGCAACTGGATCGCCGCCGCCCGCCGAAAGGCAGCGGCATGAGCCGGCCGGGACGTTTCCCCCTCCCCTCGGCCGAGGACATGGAGCGATGCGAGCGTGGCGCCTACACGCCCCCCGCATCCTTCAAGACCCTTTTCACCGAGGAAGAGCGCGCCTTCATCCTGTCCGGCTGGGGCGGCAAGGGCTTCGGCGTGCCCGTCGAGGAACAGCGCCGCGCGGCGCAGGACATGGGCGCCCTGCCCAAGGTCTGGCCCTGATGGCCTCTGCACCGCCCGCGCCCGCCAACCTGACGACCCGCAAGATCGACTGCCCGCGCTGCGGCGGCCGCTTCCTCGATCCCCAAACCCTGCGCTGCCTGTGCTCGGCCGAGTTCACGCCTGAAGGCCTGAACCACATGCGCGCCCTTCCCCGCTCTCAAGCCATGAGGATGTGAATTTTGGCTCTGACCATCAAAGAAATAATCGCGAAGATGGAGGCTCTGGCGTCGCCCGACGCCAAAGTCTTCTTCAGCACCGATAGCGGCCACCTCTTCCCGATCGGCGGCGGTTTGCTGGACGCCAACCACGGCACGGACGGCCTCGACCTGCTCCTGACCCAAGAGCCTGTCGTGACCGAAGGCGGCTTCTGATGTCCGATCATCACCACCTTCCGAACGACCGATCGTTCGACGCCAGCCCCGACGTCCTGACCGCCACAGCCCAGGGCCGCCTGCGCTCCATCATCGAGCGCCTGGAGCGTCTCGAGGAGGACAAGCAGGCCGTCATGATCGACATGAAAGAGGTCTTCGCCGAGGCCAAGGGCGAAGGCTACGACGTGAAGACCCTCCGCAAGGTTCTGCGCATCCGCAAGCAGGACAAGGCCAAGCGCCAGGAGGAGGAGGCGATCCTCGACCTCTACCTCTCCGCCCTGGGAGAGGTGTGATGGTCAAGTTCGTTGATCACCAAACGACCAACCGCGTCACAGACGCCGCCCTTGTCCTCCTCGACGCGGCTCGCGAGGCCGCCAAGACGACGCCCGACTATCGACCGGGAAGTCCAAACGTCGCCTCTACCCTGGCGATGGCCGTCCAGGCGCTGATCATCGCTGATCACATGCCGGTCCAAGGCGCTTCGTCTGAGCGCCATCCCATGCCCGAAGAGTTCATTCATCGCTGGCGCGGCGTGGCGGCTGGCCTCGGGATCAGCATCGCCATGGTCAACAATCCCGTCGCCCAGATCGGCGCTCTGACCATGTGCGCTTCTGAAATGGGCAAACAGATGCACCTTCGCGCTGAAGGGCCCAAGGCATGAGCAGCGCCCCGCAACGAAGCCCGCTCAGCTGGCCCGCCCATCGCCCGCGGACACCCGCCCATCGCCGCCAGAACGGCAAGTTCAAACAGGGCGGCGGCGCCATCACCGTCGTCGGCGCCATGGACCGCGTCGAAGCCGAGATCCAGCGCCTCGGCGGCATCAACGCCCTGCTGTCGTCCAACCTGGACCTTCGCATCGATGGTCGACCGCGCAGCGGCGGCTCGCGCCCGGCTGACCCCGGCGTCTGCCTCTACTTCACGCTGAAGGCCCAGCCCTTCGCCCTCGCCTGCGACACCTACACCGAGGTCGCCCAGAACATCGCCGCCCTCGCGGCGCACCTGGACGCGACGCGCGCCATCACCCGGCACGGCGTCGCCTCGGCCGCCGAGACGCTGCAGGCCTTCAGCGCCCTGCCGCCTCCGATGAGTGCGCGCAGCTGCTGGGCCGTTCTCGGCCTGACCCGCGACGCGGTCATGGCCCTGCCCGCCAATGTGCGCGCCGCCGCCATCAGCGAGGCCTGGCGCAGCCTGTCGCGCGAAACCCACCCCGACGCCGGCGGCGACGAAGCGGCCCAGGCCGAACTGAACGCCGCCCGCGCCGAAGCCCTTAAGGAGATCACGCCTTGAGCCAGTCACACAACATCGCCGGCAGCGAGGCCTTCGACGCCCGTCGCCCGGTCCAGATCCGCGAACTGCCCCGTCGCAAGCCGCGCCTGTCGACGGTGGCCGGCTGGTATGTCGGCGCCGTCCTGATCGGGGGCGGCGTCTCGCTGGTCGACGTCGTGATCGGCGCTCCGATCTGCCTGGGCGCCGTCCTGATCATCTTCGCGGTGCTGTGGCTGCGCGCATGAAGATCGACCGCCCCGTCCTGTTCCGCGCCGCGCTGATCGCGGCCGTCGCCTACCTCCTCGTCTTCCTGCTGCTGAAAGGTCGCTTCTGATGGCCGGTCGCACCCGCTCCGACATCGACATCGAGATTGGCCGCCGCCTGCGCCAGGCGCGTCTCCGCCTGGGTCTTACCCAGAACGAGGTAGGAGAGACCATCGGCGTCACTCACCAGCAGATCCAGAAATACGAACACGGCGAGTCGCGTCTGACCCTGTCTGCGCTCGCCCGCCTGCGCAGCGTTCTGCGCATCGAGGCTGACGATCTTCTGCCCCCGCTGCGCAACGACGGCAGCGCCATCCCCGACCCGGTCGCGGCCATGGGCCAGACCATCACCGGCGTCCACCTGGCCGACATCTTCGGCCGCATGGCGCCCGCCCACCAACAGAACCTGTTGAACGTCGCCAAGGCGATCGACACCGCCGCCCAGACGGCGGCCTGAAGGAGTCCTTCCAAATGACCGAACGGCTGAACAAACGTCAGCACGCCAAGGCCCTTACCCGCCAGAAGGTTCTGGACGCCGCCAGGAAACTCTGGGCGACACCCGGCTCCTATGAGCGCGGCACCATCCGCGCTATCGCCCAGGAAGCGGGCATGTCGACCGGCGCCGTATTCGCGAACTTCGACGGCAAAGCCGCCCTATATGCCGCCGCTTTCGATACAGACCACGCGGCAGGCGACAGCGTCCTCTCGCGCGCTGCCCCTGAACTGTTCAAGGCCCTGCAGGATCTGGTCGATATCCGTCCCGAAGTATCCAAGGGCGACGACGCCTTCGCAGCGCAGAGCTGGCGGATCGCTGAAGCGCTGCTCGAGCGCGTGAAGGACCAGCTGCTGGAGGAACAGGCCAAGGCTGAGGCAAAGAACGAGGCAGTACAGCCGACTGCCTGCCATGCCGTCGTCGAGCTCGTCGCCGCATGAAAGGGCTCAATCCCACACCCGGCCACCACGAACGCCTGATCGTATGGGCCACCTGGTTCCGCGAGGCTGGTTATTCTGCTCGCGCGATCGCTGGTCTGTTTAATGCTGAACTCGGCCTTCTGATCGAGGCGGGGCTCGAGCCGTGACGGCCTTTCTGATCGCCCTGGCGCTCGCGCTCGTTCTGGTCCGCACGCGAGCGCGCTCATGAAGCGGATCTCTGAAACCTCGCACAAGGTGCGCGCCGGCTGCCGGGACTGCCATGGCGACAAGGCGCACTGGCTCGGCCGGAACGCTCTGCCCATGGCCGCCCAGCACCACGACCGGACCGGCCATCAGACCTGTGGTGCGAGCAGGAGCTCCGCACCGTCTACGGCGTGGCCGGACCGGCCCATCCCGACCTGTTCCAGGAGTCGACGTCGTGATCATCGACCTACGTCGCGCCATCATGAACCGCGCCTGCGCCGCACTCTGCGCCGAACAGCAAGGCGGTGCGGCATGAAGGTCAGCAACCGCATGAAATGTCTCCTCGGCCTGCACGCCTGGCGGCGCTCCCGGGTCGTCGCCCTCAATGAGCGCGTGGCAGGTTTCATTTGCTGTCGATGCCATAAATGGCGCGATGGCGAGGACCAGCGCCTTAGCAAAGCCGAACAGAAAGGCGGTGCGGCATGATCATCGACCTGCGTCGCGCCATCATGAACCGCGCCTGCGCCGCTCTGGGCGACCCGCGCGCCGCAGCGCTCGGCCGGGCCCTCTACCTGCAGCCGGGCGCCGCCTGGATCCTCGCCCGCATGGAAGAGGAACCGGCCGCCCTCTCCCACTCGGCCATCCAGCGCCGCCCGCGTAGCAAGTTCGCCATCCTGCGCCACGTCCAGGCCACCGGCCCGCTGATCGAGGAGATTGGCCAGGCCCTCGGCCGCGACGCGATCCTAACCGAGCCGGACGGCTATCGCCTGACGCCGCTGGGCCGCATCCGCATCCGAAAGGCCCTCAAGGAGCCGATCATCTGATGTCGCGCCGCAAGATCGACCGCACATTGGCGCGTCCAAACCCGGATGATTGGGCTGACGATGACCCCATGACGCTCGAGGAAATGGCCGCCGTCTTCTCGGCCAAATACCCTACGACGGTCTCCACCCTTCGACTCGAGATCAAGCGCGGCCGCTTGACGGCGTCCAAGGTCAGCGGCGCCTATTGGGTGACGCCCGCGAATCTCAAGGCACTTTTCTCATGTCCCGTAGCTCCAAAGGCCCCCGCCTCTATCTCCGAAAAGGCCGCCGCAAAGCCAACGGCGTCGCCCTCCCCGATCGCTACTTCATCCGAGACGGCGAGGTTGAAATCGGCACAGGCTGCGGCCCGGATCGCCGCGAAGGCCCTGGCGGGGCGGAGGAGCAGCTTGCTGAATACATCCTCGCAAAAACTGCCCGCCCCGTTGAAGAAGACCCGCACGACGGCCGCGCCCGCCGAAGTGATCCCGCTCAGGTCTATGTAGCCGAAGTCCTGGCGGAATACGCTGCCGGCCCGGCTCTGAAGCTCGCCAGCCCTGAGAAGGAAGCAAGCCTCATCGAGACGCTTCTTCCTTGGTGGGAGGACAAGACCCTTTCGGACGTCAAGCGATCGACGTGCAACGCCTACGTCGAGTATCGAACGTCGCAGCCCAACAAGGCATACACGAAAGAGCCGGCGACCGCGCCGCGCGTCAGCGACCAGACCGCCCGTCGCGAACTGGAATGCTTGCAGACTGCCATCAGTAAATGGCACGAGGAGCATCACCTGAGGGTGGTGCCGAAGGTCGTTCTGCCGGCGAAGGCTGAAACCCCGCGTGACGCCCTGACGCGCGACATGGCCGCCCGGCTTCTTAAGGCGGCAATGGGCTATCGATTCACCGAGGGCCACGGGCCGGTGCAACCGGGACGTCTACGTCCGGGCACGTGGGCACGCCTCTCGCTATCCTCACGTCAGAACCGTCGGCACCTATGCCGCTTCATTCTGATTTCGATCTACACGGGCTCACGCTCCGGCGTGACCATGGCGGCCCTGTGGGAAGAGAGCCCTCAAAACCCGTGGGCCGACGTCCACCGCGGCGTCATGTTCCGACGCGGCCGCGAGGTTCGCGAACACAGGAACAAGCTCCGCCCCATCGTCGCCTTCCCCAATCGGCTGTTGGCGCACATGCGGCGCTGGCGTCGTATGGATAAGGCCCGAGGCATCAACGCGGTAATCCACTTCAACGGCGAGCCGATCCTGCGCGTGAAGCGCTCCTTCGAAAGCTGCGTCGTGGACGCCGGGCTGAAGGATCAGATCTCGCCGCACTGGCTTCGCCACACCAGCGCGACCTGGTTGATGGAGCAAAATGCCGATCCATGGGACGCCGCCGGCTTCCTGGGCATGTCGGTCATCACACTCGTCCGCCACTACGGCCACCATCGACCGAGCTTCCAGGACGACGTGCGCAACCGGTTCGGCTCCTCCAAACCGGGGACCATTCCGGGGACCAACGCCCCGGAAAAACCGCACCACCTCAAGGTAGTCTAGTATTTTCAAGGGGTTGTGATGGTAGGCGGCGACGGGTTCGAACCGCCGACCCTCTCGGTGTAAACGAGATGCTCTGACCAGCTGAGCTAGCCGCCCACATCATCCGACTCATCATCGGGACAGGCTTCATGCCCTGTGACGGTCAGCCGTTCAAGGCGCTTTTCAAGCCTTCGCCGGGGCGAAAGCGCGCGGTGCGCGAGGCCGGACGAGCGATCTCTTCGCCGGTCTGAGGATTGCGGGC